CCTAACACCAAGTTCGAGGAGCTGAGATGCTATCTCCATTAATCGCTCCTCGTCTGTGTTCCCGAACAAAACATTTAGTACCCACTCTTCGGGTACTCCGTAAGGTATTATTACTGCTTGGTACATAGGCCGTAGTTTTTATTGTTAGTATCCGTGCTTCTCAATGAACTTGATAAACTTCTCTATCAGAAACAAAGATACGAAACACACGAAAATTATCTTAAGAATTATTGTCATCATGGCTGAAGGTTTTATGGTGAAACAATGTCAGATACTGCTCGGGAAAGTCCTTGAATAGTTCTGCCTGCTCTAACGATACAGGTATCCTTCCATGTGCAGGATGATCGATTGTGCCATCTGTCCTGCTCATAACTATCTGCCGTAGCTGTTCAACTATCGTCAGCTTTCTGATGTGCCCGTCAGTTTTCCCGAAACCAACGGACGGTATTATCTTTCCTGTCTTCATACGTTCTTACTTGTTAAGGTGTTTAAATCAAAGTATGCAATCTGATTGTTCTTGATTGCCATCTCTCGTGCTTCTTCCTCGTTGTCGTATACACGGCTGATGTCCAAGTACAGCTTGTTCTTGTCTACCCATGCACCAAGGTAGTTCTCTACCAATGATAGCTCGAATCCCTTGTCACTGATGTACTGACGTACTGCCGATGTAACGAATATCTGATTGGCGACTTCGTTCTTCATCATAGGCATTACTACCTCATGACCTGCCTCGCTCACGATGTATCCGCTTGCAGGAGATGTACCTGTTGCTAGGTTGAATGTTGCACCACCATCTTCCAAGATAGCAGTGCAGAAGTTTAATAGATTTTTCATGGCGATTTTGTTTAGTAGTTATCAATTATAAATGTTTCGTTTGTCATCTCATCCATTACGACATACCATGTCGCATTGTCAATGAGATTGCTGAAGTTACCTATCAGTAGGTATTCTCCTGTTATTGTCCATCCCTGCATGGTCAACTTGGTGTTTAATGTTACCCTCTTCATGGCGATTATTTTTATTTGGTTAAAGCTTTGTCAAGCATTTTCTCTATTTCGTACATGACACTATTCTTGAAATCAGAATTAACCTCAGTTGATGTCTCAAGTCTGATGATGTGAGGAGCATTTGAGTATACAATCATATCTGATATGTATGATGTCAACTGCTCGGGCGTGTGGTCATCTCTGTCGTCAAACATATCTGCATTCATGTAGTCTGCGTAGTCATGTAACCATGACTTTATACCTTTCCATGAGTATTCGAATCCCTCTTCAGTGATTACTCTTTTAATCATTATGTTTGCTACAGATTTTTCATCTGAATGCTTGCTATTGTCAGTGCAGAACTTCACTAGTTGTTTGCTACTTGTGTATAGTAGACCGAACTTAATTTTCTTTGTTTCCATGGTGGTTTGGTTTTAAAATTCATACTCGTTACCTTCCTCATCGTAGTAACAATCGTAGTTGTTTTCGTTTATTTCTTCGTCCCATTCGGTGTAGTAGTATTCCTCTAACTCGTATGATTCGTTCAATATAAACTCATCAGACAATTCATCCATACCACCTCTACTTCTTAGCCAATCTATTAAATGCTGTTTCTCAGAGAAGTAACGTTCTCCATCTCCTACTACGTATCCTTCGTTCATACCACGTCCAGTAGCATCACAACGTCTTGCAAATTTTTCCATGATTTCTAGTTTTGTTTGTTATAAAATTCTATAAAGTTTACTACTGCTTCATGCACTGCGTTTATATTTACGTCCAATAAAGCATGAGTAATGTCGCCAATTTCATTTGTTGCTTGCTCATCAATATCTATATTGTATATAGCATCTACTACTGGCATCAACCAATCCCAAGACTTATTAAATAACAACTCGTCAAATGTATTATCAAAGTATGTATATCCGAGTGACAGGTTTTCTTCAGCGTCATACCATCCTATTTTAGTCTCCTGCATACCCATAAACTCTGCAATCAGTCTGTTGTTTTCTTTTATTGTTTTCATGATTTCTAGTTTTTAAATGTTTGGTAAAAAATCTACTATTACAAAATCGTTAACTCCTTCTGTTTTGAATTCTTCTATTTCATTTTCGGAATCAAAATAAAAGAATATGTTATCGTCATTTTCATCTACGTCACCTACCTTTATGATGACATCTTGCATCTCTTGGCTGTCTAGCCATTTAATTGTTGCTGTGTATTCTTTCATGATTTCTAATTTTTATTTGTTAGTTAAATCTATTAATATAATTCCTCATTGTCCTACCCAAGCCAATGAGTATCAATCGCTGTGTGTTAGTCATGGCTTATAGCTTTTAAAGTTCATACTCTTTATCATGAATAATGTACCCATTACATACATTACTCCTGCCTCTTCGATGTCCTGCATCGAACATACAATACCCATGGCAAACATGCCAAGCGATATCAATAACATTCTTCTTTTCATGGCTTATAGATTATAACTTTAGTATCTTTAGTTAATGAGCAATCAAGGTGTGAATACCTCTCGTGCTTTGTCGTGAAGCATACAAGCTTTACACGTCCGTTGCTAGCTTTCCCTCGAATGTAGTACTCAAGGATGCTGTTGGCAAGTTGTACTAACGTGCCCTCTCTGATGTCTTTTAATCGTTTCATGGTGGTTTATTTTTGATTGGTCATGTACTCTCTTGCCTCTTCAATTGCTCTCGTGTAGTAGTCAAACGTTAACGATAGCCTGCTGTATTCATTCTGAAATTTCTCTGATGAATTCTTATCTGATAGCATCTCAGCATAAAACAATAGTGTTCTGATTAATTCTTTCTCGCTTTTCATATCTCTCTAATTTTATCTCGTGAATACCAATATGTCATTCCGTTCGGGAATTCGATCAAGTATCGTCCCATTTGTTTTCTGCGTATAACAACTTCCTGTCCTGTTGCTATGATTATTCCTTTGTCAATTGTCATCTCGATTGGTTTAAAAAGTTCTTAACTATGTTCTGTTTGTCGATTCCTAAGAAGTCTTCTAGTGATACAATCAACTCTAACTTCTGTACGGTTGTCGCTTTGTCATATAGTGCGGACAACATCAGTTGTTTATCCGCACATGGTATCATCGATACTAATGAATTGAATGTTGATTTCATGGTGTTTGGTTTTTGTTTGGTTAATAATTTACTTTGTCAAGTACTCACATCTCTCAGCAAAGCTTTTACCAGTAATCTTTGCTAGTTTATTTTTAGCTTTCTTGATTGCTTCGCTTACATCTACAGCTTTAATTTTATATGTGTCTAGTACACTATCAGCGTATACGCTTGTTACAAAAAATGTTTTCATGATTTCTAAGTTTTATTTGGTTAATAGTTTAGTCCGTAGTATACCATTGATACTATCCCAATTGCTAGTGTTACTGATGCCGTTAAGAACATCTTGATGTCTCTGTCCATGACTCTAAATTTTATTTGGTTAAACAATTACTTCCAGTTAGTTACTCTTCTCTTCGTAGTTCTAACTAATACGTCATTCACGTAGAAGCCTATAATCTCATAAGCTCCTTCAATTTTGATTACTTTACTCATGGTGGTGTATTTTATTTGGTTAAGAGGGGATACATCCCCTTTCGTCTACTCAAGACTCATCAGTTAACCTTAATTCTCGCATGTCGAATAAAACTGTTTTTAATGCGGATACAATACCTTGATTAAAACCATACTCCCTTGTACCTTTTTCAAATGCATCTCTTCTTGCCTCAGCTTGCTTGATGTCGTGCTTGATTCTGTTGATTAATTCGTTCATGATTTCTAAGTTTTAATTGATTAATAAATTACCCTACATTCGTGAATGATGCATGGACGTTACCAGTTACAATCATTAAGATTGCTAGTGCTAATGCTGTAGTTAAGATTCCTAAAAAAACTACGTCTACGATTCTGTTAATTGCTTTCATGGTGATTGTTTTTTAATTGGTTAATAATGTGTTTCGTTCTTTCGAACTCATCAGATGTGGCACACACCACATGACACGGGAGAGATTGGTTTGTCTCTCCCTATTTACTAGTCGGTTATCCCACCACCGAAAGGAATTGTTCGCTTGTATAACATTCAATGACAGCCACATGCTATATACAATTACGTATAGTGTTCATACATCATTACCTTTGTTATACATTAGATGTTGTTACGGCACTTATGCCGTTAGTGATTAATTATTTTTTACTCCTATAGGGATTAATTGTTTTTCCGCCCCCATAGTGATTAATTATTTTTTTTTGCTCCTACGTTAGATGATATCTCTATCATCCGAGCAATCTATTACTTTTGATACAATCTGATTCACATTGCCGTTGCTATGATTAGTAGGATGCTTTGTTACCTACGACTGCGAAACCTATCAGCTAGGGGTATTACTCGTCTTATGTGCCATGATTAAATGTGCTAATCGTTGTATCGTTATGTCAAAGAACTGTGTTGTTTCTAGTATAATGCAACCTGCTTGAAAAAGTAACAACCTGCATTAAAATTTTTTTTGTTTGACTGATGTTACTAAGCAATTTCAATCTATGTAGCTCGTATCATCGCATCCATGTTCGTTCTCAGTAGACTACTATTCCGTGCCCTCATTACTTTCACTAGTGCTGTCGCATACGCTGACTAGACTGAAGGTCTTGTTGTTCATCCCCATGTGTGTCGCTTGTCAAATCTGTGTCACCTCGTTCGGTGTTCTGATAGTATAATGTGAAAAGAAACAAAAAGTAACACGACAGGTAACACCACAAGTGAAAATAATTCGTAACTCACTGATAATCAACGAGAAAAAAATGAAAAAAAATTTAGCTAAATGTGTGTTACCATACATTTTGACGGGGGGAAATGGGTGCTGTTGTGATTTCCTGTCTGAAGACATGCGCCCAAAAAAGAAACCTCAGCGCATAAACGAACCGAGCGGACGCACGTGATGTGTGCGTGTGTGCATGACGTGATGTGCGTATGTGTGTATGCCTGCGCTTATGTGTGCACGTGTGTATGTGTGTACGCTCACATGCATGTGTGTATGTATGTGCGTACATATGTGCGCTCGCTCATGTACATGCGTACATGTATGCGTGCTTGTGTGCACATGCTCATGTGTGTATGCGTGTGCGTGTACGTCCATGCGTGACGTATGTGCGTGCGTGCGATGTGCACGTGTGACGTGCGTGCATGTGTGCGTGCATGCCTACATGCTAGGCAAAAAGCTAAAAAGTTCAGAGAAATCTATAGAAATGTATACCCCCATGCTCATTTTGAACTCGTTTCCTTTATCGTATGTTCACGTGAAATTGTATATATTACCCCCCACCCCAGAATATGCGACTAATTTTTTAACTTTGCTATATGAAAAGTTTGAAGCCAAAAATAAAGGGGTTGAAGAATCCTAGTCTTAGGAGATTGATCGTTAAGAAGCCTTCACTAAAGAAGTCACTACCGAAGATCCGTGTCAAGAAGTAGCGATTAGTGTCAAGATTTGCCATTTAGTGCTGACTAAATGCTTAGTTGAAAAGCTCTATATCTCTTTATTTATAATGGTTATAGCTATTTTAGTGTTAAGATGTTACTATATTTACAAATTAAAAAAAAAAAAATAATTATATATATAAAGAGACTATAGAAATAAATAAAAAAAATATTTTTTTTCTGAGCCCCCTGTCGTCATTTCGACACAAAAACACGTAACTAACTAATAATCAATACAATAGATGAAAAAAAGGCAGCACAAACTCAACACTAAGCCGTCACAAGTCAGCACAAGCTACGCTGAGAGGTCTAAGAAGCGTCAGAAGGACTGGGATCAGTACTACGCATCATTAAACTGTAGGTATCACAGAATGAACTGTGAGGAATAATTATTACATTTGCATATCGATAAACTTTAAAAATATAACATGTTATGAAAAGAATGGTAACTGCGATGAGCACGAAGATGCCAAAGGCATCACAAGGAAGCTCTGCATACAGCAATACTGGAATAGGATCTGGTATTCAAGCTGCTATGAAAAAGAAAAAAATGGATGATGCTAAAAAGAAAGCATCTGAGAACGCTGGGAATCAGCTAAAAAGTATGAACAGACCTGGTCCATTAGCGACTGCTGTTAAGGGTTCTATTAAGCAAATTGGAAAACAGTTTAAAGAAGCTGTTGGTAATGTAAAGATGAACATTGCTAATAACAAAGCTGAGAGAGATGCTAAAAAATCTACTTACACAACTATTAAGAAGGCAGGTCTTCCTAAGCCTAGTAATAAACCAATGACCAGAAGAGGACGCTAAACATATATAACAATGATCAGAAAAGTAACAAAAGCAAGCACCGTGACTCCGATGAGCACGTTGACTAACTCCAAGTCTGTAGGACAGGGAGTAAAGAACATTGGTAAAGGTAAATCATCTAAGCCAATGTCAATGGGTATGAAGAAAGAAGTTTCTGCTCCAGAAGGAGGTTTCTTTAAGAATGCATATAAACAAGTTGAGAATGCTATGACCATGGGTTCATCGGCAGGTATATATATGCCTAAACCAAAGATCGCACGTAAGGCAGTTAAGACTGGTACGATTATGCCTACACAGCAGAAGCCTAAGGCTAAGATGTTGCCAGAGGTAAAGGTAACTGCGCCTGGTAAATTTAAGAGGTTTGTATCTAAGTTAACATCTACTAAAAGAGGATAACAATGGCAGTAAGAAGTAAAATGTCTACAGCACGTACACGTATGGGTCGTGCTGTAACAAAGACGACATCGAACGATGGGAAGACATCGTCTAGCCCGAAGATGCTTGGTGAGGTAGGTATCAAGGCAAAACCAAAAGAGGGAGAGCCTGCTAAGCTAGATAAGGGGTCTAAGGTTCAGTATCAAGGTGTAAACCAAGGAATGTTAGGCCCACAAGTTAGGTCAGACACATTTACAGTTGGAGAGGACACTAGAAGTAGAAAGGAGAGAACAAGCAAGAATCCTAAAGCAGATAAGTGGTACGACTACCGTCATCCAGATGCAGACATGACTATAGCTGATATTCCAGATGAGGACCAGGAGTTACTAAGGAAGCAGCTTAATCTTGATTCTATGGGATCTAGTGATCAAGACGTAGAGCTATCTCAGTCAATGTATAACGCTTGGTTGAAAGCTGGTAAAAAACCAACTACTGATAAGTTTAGAGATGAGTTTAAAAGTCAAAAAGAATACGATGCATACAATCCATACTCACAGGCAGGTGACGACTGGGGATTCTCTGGAAGCTTGCACGCTGGTCTGATACCAAGAAACCCAGAGAAGAACAAGATTCCACAACGAAAGGAGCTAGTTAAGACAGGAAGTAAGTTTGCTGCAAAGGCTAAGCAAAAGGCTATTGATGAGAGAAAGTTAAAGCAACCTAATCTTATCACAAAAGACAAGGAAGCTGAAAGAGATATACAGGTTCCAGAGACTGTTTCTGGTCCTAAAGGAAGAACTAAGAGTAAAAAAAAGTTAGCTTTTGACTATAAAGATTCACTTGCCGCAAAGTTGAATATGCCTTTTAAGCAAGAAAGGGTAAAAGATTGGAAAGACACTGATTTAGTTGAAAGAATTACTGGACTAGATAAACCAGGCTGGAACCGTTCTAGAAGAGGGGTTGTTACACAAACTACAACAAAAGTTAAAAACGCAAGACTTTCCGAAAGAATGAAGTACAAGAAGGAGGAGAAACTTGCAGGTGCAAGGGAACGAGTTCTTGGAATGAGTGGAGTTGCACTTAAGGATCAAGCTAATAAGTATGGTACGGCAGTTAAGCGTGGTGAAAAACTTCAAGAAGGTTCAGCTCAAAGACTTAAAGATTTAAAGGCATTGTATGACTCTGATTCTATGACATACAAAGACGATAAAGGTGTTGAAAGAAAAACTGGAGCAATAAAAGGTGAAAAACTTACAGGAAACTTATCATCGTCATCTGGAGAAAGAGTATCTTCATTAAAAGGAGCTAAGGCAGATATTAAGGAAATAGGTAAACTATCAAAAGGTCAAGTTAAGGGAATTAGAACTGAAGGAAGTGCTAAAGGTAGAGCTATTGCAAAATCTAAATCAATGATGGCTGAGGCTAAAGCTGCTAAGGCTCCTAAGAAGTTTAGTAAGGACACAAGTGCTGCTGGACTAGCAAAAGATCTTGAGGCAATGAAGTCTGCAAAATCTCCTGCTGAGATCAAGGCAATGAAGTCATCTGCACGTACTGCTATGAAAGAGGCTAGAGGCATGAAGAGAACTGCTGAAGAGAAGAAAATGATCAGAACTGGAGTTAAAGGAACCAGAGGAGTTGCTAAAGAAGCTAGATCATTCAAAGGTGATATCAGAAAGGGTCTTCGTATGGAGAAGAAGGATACCAGAGCAATTAATGTTGCTGCAACAGCTAGTGAAGCTAAAAAAGCTAGAAAAACAGCTAAGGGTAAAACAATGAGAGGAACTAGTTACTTTAGTATGACAGAGCTAAACAAAACAATACCTCTAAAAGGTGCTGCTGATGTTGCTAAGTATAAAGAGCCTAAGTTAATGACTAAGTCAGATATAAAGGAGTATGCTAAGAGTGGTAAAAATGTTAAACTTGGAAAAATTCTAGAGGCTGGTAAAAACATAAAAACTGGAGCTAGACAATACTCATCAAGCCAAGGTAATATGCAGGCTGGAGCTAGAAGATTTAGTAAGAAATAATAAATAAATAAATAATTTTTTGTGCATCCGATTAAATTTTTTTTGATCGGATGTTACTTTTTGTATATATTGGAGTTATAAGTGAAAACAAATTAAATTCTAGTATTATGAAAAAGATAGTTTTAGCATTAGCATTAGCAGTTACAGGAGTAATAAATGCACAGTTAGAGTATTATGAATATGGTGTGTATATAGACACAACAGCAGAAAAAGGTTCATTTGATAATCCATACATAGTAGACAGTGTTCTAGCTTCAGATCCATACGTTTGGTTTTATATAGATAATAATCAAAGGACTTCAATGGGAAAGGGGATGTATGGAATGAAGGAAGACATGATAGAGTATGCATACAACATAGCTAGTGAGTTTGGAGATGATTCGTATGAAGTTCCATCATATAGAGATGTAGATTGCAGAAAAGAGTGGGAGATAATTACAGATGATGGAGAGCACTACTTCATGGTACTATTAAATTTTGAAGAAACATCTCATCTATATGTTAGTCAGTTATCACATGAAGATCATGTTTTTCAAGTTAAACATTTAAAGAAACACTACATACGTATTTACGGAAAGGAGTTAGTAGATAAATGGTTAGGAAAGTAATAAAAAATCGAGCCCACAGTTGTGGGCTTACTTATTTTTTATATATTTGCATAGAATTTAATCAAATTTATGGTAATAAAACAAATATTTTTAGACGAAAAGGGTCGAAATCAACTGAAGAACGGTATAAATAAGATATCTGACGCAGTTGCATCAACACTAGGCCCAGGTGGTCAGACCGTTCTGATAGAGTCTGAGCAACATGTCGGAGGGGTTACAGTTACCAAGGACGGTGTAACGGTAGCAAAGTCAATCAACCTGTATAACCCAGTTGAGAACTTGGCGGTACAACTCGTGCGTGAGGCTGCATCGAATACAGCGAAGATGGCTGGAGACGGTACAACAACGAGCATCGTGTTGACAAGAGAGCTGATCGATGTGTATGACTGGATCACTGGCATGTACCAGAAGTTCAACAAGACAGAGGTTCTTAGGTCTATACAGTCGATCTGTGACGAGATCGTGACGAACCTTGGTAAGATGGCTAAGCCAGTTAAGGATAGACGATTACTAGACGTTGCAACGATCTCATCTAACAACGACCCAGTGACTGGTAAACTAATCGCTGACGTGTATGACAAGGTTAAGTTTGTGACCGTTGAGAACAACACCAAGACGAACGACACCTACTCAGAGATCATCAACGGTATTAGGGTGCAGCGTGGTTGGACATCACGACACTTCGTTACAGACAACAGGAGGATGGAGTGTGTGTTCGAGGATGCATACGTACTGATCACGGACCACGAGATCGTTAACCTATCACACATTGAGTCAATACTTAAGCGCATAGTAGCTGAGCGTATCCCGTTGTTGGTGATTGGTCAGCTGTCACCACAGGTAGCAGCGACAATTAACATGAACGTTCTTGAGAAGAAGATCAGGTTCTGCAACATCATTCCACCATCAATGGGATACCGTAAGGACGAGCTGATGGAGGACATCGCAGTATCTCTCGGAGGCCACTACTACAGCCAGGCAACTGGAGACAACTTGGCGTTGTGTACGTTTGATGGGTTGGGTAAGGCCAAGAAGATTATTATCGGGCAGGACTCAACGGTGATCATTCCAGACGAGGACTACATTGAAAAGAGTGACGTTCAGTCACACGTTGCCGACCTTAAGATGCTGATCGAGGAGGAGAAGGACGAGAGCTATATCAACTTCTTGAACGAGCGTATCGCCAACATCTCTGGAGGTATAGGTATTATATACGTAGGTGCAGACTCTGACATCGAGCAGAAGGAGTTGAGGGACCGTGTTGACGATGCGGTGTTGGCAGTGAAGGCAGCGATTGACGAAGGCATTCTACCAGGTGGTGGAATATCGCTAATCAATGCGATGTCTAAGGTTAAGAACGGATCAACAGTAGAGCGTGAGATAGCTTACAACATCATGTCTAGCGTTGTGAAGTCTCCGTTGTACAAGATATGTACGAACTCTGGAGTAGATCCAGAGGAGTGCTACAACAACATCGTGTTCAACAAGGATGGATACGGTTACGATGTGAAGAACGACAAGTATGGAGACATGATCAAGATGGGTATCATTGATCCAGCTAAGGTAACAAAGAACGCCATCAAGAACGCAGTTTCTGTGGCAACAACTATACTAAGTACTAATGCGATAATAACAAACGTAAGAGAGAATGAAAGCGTTGAATAGTTTCATTGTTGTACTACCTATGGAGTTAGAGAGACAGGAGTCCAGTACAGGGCTCCTACTTTCTGGAATGGAGACAGCAAAACAGAGATACCAGCAGGCTGAGGTAATACTCGCTAGTGAGGATCTACCGTATGACGAGGATGGTAACCCAGTAATAAAAACTGGTGACGTGGTTGCGTATGACTCTGTGCAGGGTCACGACTACAGGATGAACGATAAGAACTACAGGATAATTATGTATAGAGACGTGGCTTTGATTCTTTGATCTCGTTATTGAAGTCTTTGATTGCCATGGCATACACCTTATCGGTGTAGCTGCTATTCTTCCTAAAAATGGGGTTGCGCCTTTCTGATGTTGGGATTGGTTCTTCCCCATTTAGCTTTTTATATATGCTGAATATCATGCGCTTTGCCTTGTACGTAAGCTCGTATAGTCTAGCCTCTTGGTGACCTGCTGGTCTCCATACGTGAACAAGACCCTTGTTCTGTAGCTTGTATAGCCTTCTTGTGTTCCAGGAGAATATGTTGTCGTACTTATCAAACTTAGAGATGGTGAACAGTTTCTCATCATAGAGAAAGAACAGCATCTCAAGTTCTGGTGTAGTGATGTCGTAGGTACGCATTGCCCAGTAACGGACAACACGGTAGTACTTCATGTAGTTGAACTTAACTTCGGTACGATCACATATAAGAACCTTTCGCTTCCTTTTCTTTACGTATACCTTTTTTCTTTTGACTACTGGGACCATATGTCGCAAAAATATGCTAAATTTGCGACAAGAACAAACAATATGAGTATTTTCCCAAGACCACTTAAGAAGGTTCTAGATAAAATAATACCATTCTCTCAAGAGGACAAGATACCTACATTTAACTTGGGTACAGGTACTGCGGATAATACTACGTATTTAAGAGGTGATGGTACGTGGTCCACAGTAAGTGCTGGTGGAGGAATAAAGAGTGGTACGGCTACTGCGGCAGTAACAGATATTTATACAACAACAATAACTGGTGTAACGTCATACACTACTAATGATGCTTATATTATAAAGTTCAACACGAATAATGTCAACGGTGCTACATTGAACATTAACAGCATTGGTGCTGTAAGTCTTGTTAAAAACAACGATGTAATATTGACTGGTGGAGACATACGTGTAGGGCAAGAGTTTTTAGTTATTTACGATGGAACGAACTTTCAGATGATCGGTATAAAACCGAATCAGATGTTTGCATACGTTACTAATGCCGACAGTGTAACAATAAACAAAGGTCAACCAGTATACGCATTTGGAGCAGTAGGAGACAGGATGTCTGTTAAGCTTGCTGCTAACACGAGTGACGCAACTTCTGCGAAGACTGTAGGACTTGTATTTAGCAGCTCTATTGCTGCTAACGGCACAGGTTTTATTATAACGCAGGGTGTAATACAGAACTTGAACACATCTATGTATTCTCCAGGAGCTACGTTATATGTAGGAGCTACGGCAGGTACTCTTACTTCTACTAAACCATATGCACCAAATCACTTGGTTTATGCAGGCATTGTTGAGAGAGCAAACGCTGGTAACGGACAGATATATGTAAGGGTTCAGAATGGGTACGAGTTAGATGAGATACATGATGTTGATCTTATAACCACTCCGCCAGTAAACGGTAACGTATTAACATATAATGGATCATTATGGGTGGCTCAAAATGCATCATCAAGTATTACAGTAGGCACAACACCAATAGCTTCTGGTACAGTAGGAAGGGTATTATTCCAAAATGGAGGTAATGTTGTAGGTCAAGATTCTGCATTATTTTGGGATAATACTAATAAAAGGCTTGGTATAGGTGCAACGCCTGCTACTACTGTAAGATTAGATGTTAGGGCGCAAGGGGCACTCAGTACAGATATCGGATTCAGAGTTCGGAATTCAGCTAATACAGCAAATTTATTTGATGTGCAAGGGAATGGATATGCTAGTGTAAGCAGCCGTATGACTTGCGGAACTTCAGGCATGACAGATACAGGCGGTGCATTATTCGTATATGCAGGTAATGCAAATGATAATGTACAAAGAATATTTAATACTGCAGGTACATCAATTTATAATCTACGTACTACATCAAATGGATCAATGATGGAATTCTGTAATAGTGCAGGTACACCACAAGTTACTATAAAAGGTCAATGGTCGGATGCATTAACATTTGGTGCAGGTCGTGATATTTATTTTGATACAGGTACAGGAACAAAAATAGGTGCGGCAACAAATCAAAAGTTTGCATTTTGGAATAAAACTCCAATAGTGCAACCTACTACAGGAGTAGCAGGAGCAACTTTGGTAAGTGGTGGTGGTACAACATTAACAAGTACAGATACATTTGGTGGTTACACATTGCAACAGGTAGTACAAGCATTACGAAATGTTGGATTATTAGCATAAATTTATAAATATGGGATTATTAATTAAGGCTACAGATGCTAAGCCTATAAAAATAGCAGGAACTGAAATAGATTTATTAAATGTCTATGGAAGAATAGAATTTGCTGGTAGAGCAGATGGTAAAACTTTAGAGATAGCTGTAGTTACTTATGCAAGTAAGGACACATATATTCAAAATATGCCTCTATATACAGATGTTCAACAAGGATCATTTACAGTAGAGATATATGATGGTTCTCCTCAAAGCATTAATACAGCATTAAACTGTACTAAGACGGTTTATGAAAATTTAGGATATAACGTAGAAATTATATTGTAAAAATACTTATATTTGCATTATGAAAAACATGAAGAAACCAGAAGGTATTTATGATACTTATATCGATAAGTTGATTAAAGCTAAGAAAAGTCAGAAAGACGCTAAAGAATTAGCAGAAGAGGCTTCAGAGGCTATGGTTAAGATGGCTGTAATGTCATCAATGAAGAACGGTCTCAAGAGAATGAAATGATTAAGGTTCTTTCAAAACAGAAAGGTTTAGGTGATACCGTTGCAATGGTAACAAAGTATACAGGAATAAAGTATGCTATTGAACAAGCAAAGGAACTAGGTATCATTGGAGACTGTGGATGTAATGAAAGACAAGAGAAACTAAATAACATGTTTCCATATGGCAACAAAGGGGAGGACAGCGAAGTATTACGCTGAAAATTCAGAGGCTAGAAATAAAAGACTTGAGTACCAGAAGGAGTATAATAAGTCAAAGAAAGAGAAGGATAAGAGGGTAGAGCTTAACAAGGCCAACAGAAATGCTGGGACATATGGAAATGGAGACAACATGGACATGAGCCACACGAGAGGAGGCGGTATTGTTAAGGAATACTTTAAAAATAATAGAGCAAGAAACGGCTCAAATGGTAAGAGTACAAAAAAATAAAAACTAATAGTTATGCCAAATTCATACGGAGAAATACTAACAGCAAGAGGTGGGTCATACATTTTAAACGACACATCAGCATATACAGGTACAGTATATATGATATCTGTTCTAGAGGATACAATTTTTGATACTTTAGAGGTAACTGATCCAACTGGAACGGTTGTAACGCCTGTTCTTTCTCTTCAGATTGCAGATCCATTATTAGCTGTTAAGGCTGGAGCTATTATAACTCCTTTGTCTATAGGGAGCCCATTTTCAAAGGTTGAACTAGCTTCTGGAAGCGTTGTTTTAGTATTGAAGTAATGTTTGGATTCGGTTTCACATCATCACAAACAAATAAGGTAAGGTTTACTGGAGTACCAGTAAATACTACTCCTCCAAGTATACCAAGAACTGGAGTAATTAATACTACAATTACATGTGATATAGGTACATGGAACTACGGTACATCTCAGCCTAGATTTGTATGGTATAAAGATGAAGAGGTAATTGAAGAGCAGACAGAGCAAGATTTATTTATAGAATCAGGATGGTCTGGATCTGTAATATATTGTGATGTTAGGGTATGTAACGTGTATGGGTGCGGAAATGGAACGTCTAATAATTGTACGATAAGGTGAAGAAGCTAACGTCACTAATAATAGGAGTGTTCAGCTTCTTTACACCAATAGAGTTGTGTGTAATACTTCTTATATTTATGATGGTTATTGATACACTTGTAAAACTTATATCTCTAAAAAGATTAGCCAACAAGGAAGGAAGATTATTTAGAGATGTGTTCAGATCTAACATGCTTAGAAAAGGATACATCTACAAGGGTGCTGGATATCTTCTATTTGCAATAGCATTATTCCCGATAGATTTTTATGCTTTGACTCCGTTTATAGATGGGTCAATAAAGTATTTTGGAGTGGCTATAGAGTTGCCAACACAAGCAATATGTACCAACTTTCTGTTAATTATTTTCTGCTTAATCGAATTATCTTCGATTAACGAGAATTATTTTGACATAACTGGTAACAATATTCTTAAGACTGTTTGGCAGATGACCAAGAAGATTAGAGATGTGATAAAGTACTTTACTGGATTTATAAAAGAGACAAAGGATGATCTGTAGAATAATTATTATTTGCTGTTGTGCTGTAACTATTTTTTCTTGTTCAGTAGAGAAGCATTTGTCTAAGGCAAAGAAGCATATAGAGATAGCAAAAAGAAAGGGTGCTGTGATTAAACCAGACACTGTTTGGCAGTACGTATATGATACAGATACAGTATTCAATAACATAACCAAATCTTATGAGACTAAACAAATTATACGTGACAGCTTTCCGTATACTGTTACGAATACTATAACTAGCGGCATCACTAGACAAGAAAGAAAGGCGATGCAGGATATGTTTGATCACCTAGAAAAGATGATGAAACTACAGAACGATAGCCTAAAGATGCAGCTGAAGTCAGACGATAAGCAGCACAAGCAGACTAAGAAGGCTGAAATAGTTCAGACAAGACAAGAAAATAAGAAGGGTCCATGGATATGGGTTATTGCCGCAGGACTTTTATTGGCATCAATAGCACTACTTAAATTTAATAAATATTAATATGTCAGATTTTTTATCAAAAATTAAGCAGTACTCTCTATCAGAATCACAGTACCTTAAGGAAGAGACTGCTAAAAAACAAATAGTTTTACATCACACTGCTGGAAACTCTTCAGCATTGAACACAATGATCAACTGGAATAACGATGACAGGGGCAGAATCGCCACTTGCGTTGCTATTTCTGGAAAGGGTTCAACAAACTCGTATGACGGAGAGATCGTACAGGGATTCTCTTCTAAGTACTGGGCATATCACTTAGGTGTAAAGCAGGAGGTGTTCTCTGCTAACAAGGTTACATACCAGAACCTAGACAAGTTATCAATAGGTATTGAGATATGTAACTGGGGAGCACTAGATAAGGTAGGATCTAAGTTCTACAACTACGTAGATAAGGAAGTTCCTGCTGATCAGGTGTGTACACTATCTGACTCTTATAAGGGATACAAGCACTTTCATTTGTATACAGACAAGCAGATAGAGTCGGTTAAGAATCTATTGCAGTACTGGAACAAGATCTATGGTATAGATATAACTTATAAGGAGAATGATATGTGGACAGTATCAAAGAATGCACTGTCTGGAGCAAATGGGTTATATACTCACAACTCATATAGAAGAGACAAGATTGATATCACGCCTCAACCTAAGATAATAGAAATGTTAAAATCACTAAGAAATGGCTAAGTTAAAGGTACAAGATTTAGTTGCTAGAGTAGCAAAACACGTTGAGCGTCCTGGTGTTCACGCTAAGACTAAGATAAGCAGACTCAAAAGCAGCAAGAATTACAGAAAGGCATATAGAGGTCAAGGTAAATAGTTTTTACAAAACAGTATGCTACTGTAAAAAGTATATTGTTTTATTTATTAAATTTGCAATATGGGAAAAATTAATAATTACGCTGTAACAGCTCCAAGTCCTGGAGATAAGATTCTAGCTTCAGATGCAACAACTGGTAATACTAAAAACATTACTGCTCAATCTTTATATGATATTCAGACATCTCAAAAGGTATATAGAGCATACATTAGCCAGGTTTCAACATCAGCCCCAACTACTGTTGAGGTACCTGGAAACACAATAGCTGGAACATGGACATATGTTGGTGTAGGTGATTTTTTATTTACTTCTACTGGAACATTTGCATCTGGAAAATCTGGCTGTATAATATCGGTTTCTAACTCAAAAGACAAGGCATTTGAATTTATTTTTGGTGGAGCTAATTCAGTGTCATTCAAGAGTTATCTTTCTGGATTGGCTGCAAATGGGGCAATATCAAATTTATATATAGAAATATTTACACACAGTTTATAACGCAAACTAAAAACAAATCCTCTTGCGAGGATTTTTTTTATTATATTTGTCACAAATTAAATTAAATAAAATGGAAGAAACTAGAATGTTAACACCAGAAGAGCTAGAAAGATTCAACTCTGCAAGAACACGTTACGTTGAACTTAGATCACGTCTAGCTGACATCACAATTACAGAAGAGAGACTTAAGAACGACAAGCAGTCTACGCTTATGAATGTAGATATGTCTCAGAACGAGTTCGCTGTTATTCAGAAAGAGATCTATGAGAAGTATGGTGAGGGTGTCGTGAACGGCCAAACAGGAGAAATCTCATGATAATTAGAAAGATATCAATAGGTACTGACCCACTGAACGCTATGCATTTCCAGGTAGGGAAGCCAGTTATGGGTGGTGAGTACGTTGTATTTGATATCAAGAGAACAGACGAAGGTTTATATGATATATGGGTTGAGAAGGACGGAGAAGCTGTAAAGTGGAAGTCTGTAGGATCAACCGTACCAGTTTCAATAGAGTATAACATCAACTTTTAATGAAGTCACCTCACTACTTTGTGATAAGGCCATTTAATGGTCAGAGATACGACTCTGTACGTAAGTATGGAGACATTGATTTTGTGATATCATCATCACAGGAGGACCATACTGTAACGAACAGGGTAGGGATAGTAGACAGTGTTCCAATAGGATATGACGGAGATATATCTGTTGGAGACTTTGTTATCGTTCATCATAATGTATTTAGAATATACTACGACATGAAGGGTAACGAGAGGTCAAGCTGGAACCATTATGATGAGGATATATTTATCGTTGAGTTAGATCAAATATTTCTATACGGTAAGAGCGAGTGGAATGCTCCATATCCGTTCTGCTTTGTAGAGCCTATAGATAACGATAACTCTGACTATATACTAAGCACAGACGTGGAGAAATATCTGCACGGATACGTTAGATATATACCAGAAAATAAGCACGTTAAAACTGGAGACTTAGTATCATTCAAACCAGAGTCTGAATATGAATTTAGGATAGACAACAAGAAGTTATACAGAATGAAATTAAGTAGCTTATGTCTGAAGATTTAAGGGGTAAGAAGGATAGGTTATTAAGGGCAGCAGAAAAGGCTGTAGATGAGCTTATAAACGTACTTAATGACCCAATCATAAACAATAGCGAAGACGATATATCTGCTGACAAGATGAAGAATGCAGCAGCTGCTAAGAGATTAGCTTTTGAGGATGCGTTATTTATGCTAGACAGAATAGATTCTGAGAGATCAAAGTTCCATGAGGGAACGGTAAAGATAATAGATACTGGAAATGGTGGATTTGCAGAGGGAAGAGCAAAGTCAAGCGGAAAGAAGTAGTAACTATGAACTGCATAGGGTTGTTAGCGATCACGTTAACAAGAACGCTATGCACGTAAGAAATAAGGCAAAGTCATGGAAGTATGGATATGACGATCAGTATGACGTTGTAGTTATATCAAAGGACGGAACCATAGGTGATATATACGAGATAAACGGTCTATATATAGCACTTCCAAGCACACCTAAAGAGGTAGATAACTTAGGAAATAGGTGGCATCCTACAGAATCACCCAAAGAGTTACAGAAGATAAAGACGTTCTTTGAGTGGACCAGAAGAGATAACATATTTAAGTCTCAGTGGGTAGACTATATAGAGGGCGAGTTTGATCGAAGAGACAACGGTTACTGGTTTATAAATAACGGTAGCCCTACATACATAACTGGTACACACTATATGTATCTACAGTGGTCTAAGATAGATATAGGTCTACCAGACTTCAGAGAGTCGAACAGACTATTCTATATATTCTGGGAGGCGTGCAAGGCCGACAGCAGGTCATACGGTATGTGCTACCTAAAGAACAGACGTAGTGGTTTCTCGTTCATGAGTTCTGGTGAGGTATGTAATATAGGTACAATATCTAAAGACTCTAGACTCGGCATACTATCAAAGACTGGTACTGATGCCAAGAAGATGTTTACAGATAAGGTTGTACCTATCGTAAAGAACTACCCGTTCTTCTTCAAACCGATACAGGATGGTATGGATAATCCAAAGACAGAGCTATCGTTTAGGGTTCCTGCATCCAAGATCACTAAGAGGAGCATGAACGATGAGGGACAGGAGGTGATGGAGGGTCTAGACACTACGATAGACTGGAAGAACACTGCTGACAACTCATACGATGGTGAGAAGCTTCTGATGCTCATACACGATGAAAGTGGTAAGTGGATGAAGCCAGACAACATATTAAATAACTGGAGGGTAACAAAGACCTGTTTACGTCTTGGTAGCAAGGTTATTGGTAAGTGTATGATGGGATCAACGTCTAACGCACTATCAAAGGGTGGTGATAACTTCAAGAGGCTATACATGGACTCTGACCCTAGAAGGAGATCTGCCAACGGCCAGACAAAGTCTGGTCTATATTCCTTATTTATACCTATGGAGTGGAACTTTGAAGGGTTTATAGACGAGTACGGTTTTCCAGTATTCGAGGACCCATCAAAGCCAGTTGTGGGAATAGATGGGGAGCTAATTAAAACTGGAGTAATTACATATTGGAATAATGAAGTTAATGCGCTTAAAAACGACCCTGACGCACTCAATGAATTTTATAGACAGTATCCGAGAACTGAATCTCATGCTTTTCGTGATGAGTCAAGACAGTCGTTGTATAACCTTTCTAAGATATATCAGCAGATTGATTATAATGATTCCCTAATTAAGGATAGGGTACTAACAAGGGGGAACTTTCACTGGAAGAATGGAGAGCTAGATACAGAGGTTGTATGGTCACCAGATCCATCTGGAAGGTTCTTGGTATCGTGGATTCCAGGAAACGGTATTAGAAACAATGTAGTTAAGGATAGAGCAGGAAGGTTCAGACCTGGGAACGAACACATGGGTGCATTTGGGTGTGACCCCTATGACATATCTGGTCCAGTAGGTGGAGGAGGTTCTAACGGATCACTGCACGGTAAGACTAAGTTCCATATGGAACAGGGTAGTCCTACTAACCAGTTCTTTCTAGAGTACGTAACTAGGACACAGACAGCAGAGATATTCTTTGAGGATGTGCTGATGGCAATTGTTTTCTATGGTATGCCTATACTTATAGAGAATAACAAGACAAGGCTTCTCTATCATCTAAAGAATAGGGGGTATAGAGGGTTCTCTATGAACAGACCAGACAAGCACTCTTCTAACCTCTCTAAGACAGAGTTAGAGCTTGGTGGTATACCTAACTCATCTGAGGATGTAAAACAGGCTCACGCATCAGCTATAGGCACGTACATCGAAGAGTATGTGGGTTACGATCAAGAGGGTACGTATAGAGATCCAGAGGAGATGGGAAGCATGTACTTCACTAAAACGTTAGAAGACTGGGCTAGGTTCGATATAAACAATAGAACAAAGCACGATGCCTCGATTAGTTCTGGACTAGCAATTATGGCTACAAGAAACAATATGATTGCACGTCAAGAGGAGAAATCAAAAATAAGTATTAAATTTGCAAAATACGATAATAGTACTGGCAATAAAAGTCAATTAAAAAAATAATGGATAGCAAACCATCTGTAATTATAAGTAGCACACCTTTTCCAAATCAAATGGCTACTGACTCAGAGAAGAATACAAAGGAGTATGGTCTGAGGGTAGGGAAAGCAATTGAGGGAGAATGGTTTAAGCGAGTTAACTCTGGTAGTTGTAGGTATTACGATCAATACTTAGAGTTCCATAAGTTGCGACTGTACGCTCGTGGTGAACAGCCTACGCAGATGTACAAGGACTTATTGGCTATTAATGGCGACCTATCTTACTTGAACCTAGACTGGAAGCCAGTACAGATTATACCTAAGTTTGTCGATATCGTTGTTAACGGTATGAACGACAGGCTATACGCTATCAAGGCATCAGCACAAGACATAAACTCAGCAGAGAAGAAGAATGCGTTCCAAGAGATGGTTGAGGCAGACATGCTTGCAAGTGATTTGCTTGTTCAGACAAAGGAGCAGTTTGGTATTGATGCTTTCAATGTTCCACAGGAGGAGATTCCAGAAACAGATGAGGAGCTTGCATTGTACATGCAGCTTAAGTATAAACCATCTATTGAGATAGCTGAAGAGGTTGCGATTAACACGTTATTAGAGATGAACGATTATAGGGACGTTGTAAAGCCTATGATCGATAAAGATATTACTGAGATTGGTATTGGTGCTGCGAAGCATGAGTTCTTAGTAGGGGCAGGGCTACAGGTTAGCTATGTTGATCCAGCTGCGCTTATCTATAGCTATACAGAGAAGCCAGACTTTTCTGATATATACTATGTAGGAGAGGTTAAGCAGGTACACTATACCGAGTTAAGAAAGATTAATCCTAACCTAACAAAAGAAGAGTTAGTTGATATAAAGAACTCTGGTTCTGCATGGTATAACTATTTTCCAGTTATCAGACAGTTCCAGGATGACATATTTAATGAAGAGGTTGTTACTCTACTATACTTCAACTACAAGTCTGACAAGAGGTTTGTATATAAGAAGAAGTTCTTAGACAACGGAGGTGAGAGAGTAATTAGAAGAGACGAGGGATTCAATCCAGAAGGAGAGAACGAAAAGTTTGAGAAGATAGATGTTGTAAAGGATGTTTGGTACGAGGGTGTTCTTGTAATGGGTAGTAACATACTTATTAAGTGGGACTTACTAAAGAATATGGTTCGTCCAGAAGCTGCAACTCAGAAAGCATTATGTAACTACGTTATAAATGCGCCTAGCATGTATAAGGGGCAGATACAATCTCTAGTTAAGAGAATGGTTCCATTTGCAGATCAGATTCAGTTAACTCACTTGAAGCTACAGCAGGTAATGTCAAGAATTATACCTGACGGTGTATTCATTGATGCTGACGGTATTAACGAGGTTGATCTTGGTACAGGTGCTGCATACAATCCAGAGGATGCGCTTAAGTTATATTTCCAGACTGGTTCCGTTATAGGTAGGAGCTACACTGGTGACGGTGAGTTTAACAATGCAAGAATTCCTATTCAAGAGTTGAGTACTAACAGTGGTCAGTCTAAGATGTCTGCACTTATTGGTAACTATAACTATAACTTGAACATGATCCGTGACGTGACTGGATTAAATGAAGCTAGAGATGGATCTACGCCTCATCCAGATACACTTGTTGGGGTTCAGAAGTTAGCTGCATTAAATAGTAACGTTGCTACAAGACACATATTAAATGGAGGTCTTAATATAACTAAGAGACTTGCTGAGTGCCTATCACTTAGAATTGCTGACATACTAAACTATGCAGACTTTAGAGACGAGTTTGCTATGCAGGTTGGTAAGTACAACTTAGCTATACTAGAAGACATTCAGAATCTATATCTTCACTCTTTTGGTATCTTTATAGAGTTAGAGCCAGATGAGGAAGAGAAGGCGCAGGTTGAACAGAATATACAGATAGCACTACAGTCTGGTCAGATTGATCTAGAGGACGCTATTGATATTAGAATGATCAAGAATCTTAAGCTTGCAAATGAGATGCTTAAGGTTAAGAGAAAGAGAAGAGTTGAGAAGCAACAACAGAGAGAGGATCAACAGTCTCAGATACAGATGCAGATCAACATGCAGTCTCAGCAAGCAGCAGCAGAGCAGAAACAACAGACAGCTCAGATTGAGGCACAGTCTAAGATTTCTATTAAAGAAGCAGAAGCTCAGTACGACATTCAGAAGATGCAGTATGAGGTTGCGGCTAAGAAGGAACTAATGGCACTTGAGTTTGAGTATAACATGAAGCTTAAGGGTATCGAGACTGATGGATTAATGAAGAGAGAGAAGGAGCGTGAGAAGGCTAAAGATAAAAGAGTTGACCTTCAAGCTACACGTCAGTCTGATCTAATTAACCAAAGAAAGAATAACCTTCCTCCAATGAACTTTGAATCAGAGGAAGATTCATTAGATGCGTTTGATTTATCATCATTTGAACCTAGATAACATGAGAAAGAATAAACTAAAGATTAATCCATACATAAGTGGGTCAGCACAGAAATCTGGAGTTGATGCATACTACGGTGTAAATGTTTCAAAGGGACCAGTATCACTAGACATTGGACAGAGTGCTGGAACAGGATATAAACCAGAGACAGATATAAACTTATCGTTATCTATTCCTATTACTAAGAGATTAAAGGATAAGCGTAAAAAATTATAATGGCATATATAGAGCATAACTTCTTTCCGCTTAAGGTATTTGTTAGGAACGAGTACATGTATCAGTTTAGTAAAGGTCATGGAGAGTTTACAGAAGGAACAATTATTTCTGTTAGATGCCTTCCAGGACAAGCAGCATTATTCCAGGTTCTGTTAAACAATGGTGTGATGCGTGATAAGTTGCCATCACATGCATTATTAACTACAGATAATCTACCAGAAACCGATTTACCGTTTCATTTTTTACAAATTTGGAATTGTTTTAGCTATAATTTCACACTCACACAATTGTCTTATGTGTTTGACTCTCCAGTAGAAGTTTACATGAAAGACAAAAAGTGGTACAACGGGACATACTACGCAACAATTAACTGGGGGTCTGGAGATATTAATACAGATATCAGTTTAGCAGAGGATCCTATGGAGCATAAGTCTCATCATATTATACTTCTTGATAATGGTCAGATAGCACTACAACCTAATAACAGAATCAAGTGGTCAGAGCCTAGCTTTGTTACTAAACCATTCCCAGAGAAACCAGACTACATGGTTAATAAGGAGTACTTCAACTGCGAAGGCTTTGAGAAGTGGCAGACAGAGGATTCTGAATATATGTTTTACGATAATAATTAGTTTATGAAGAAAGGACTATATGCAAACATACATGCCAAGAGAGCACGTATAGAGTCTGGATCTGGAGAGATTATGAGAAAACCAGGAACTAAAGGTGCTCCTACGGAAAAGGCATTCAAAGAATCAAAGAAAACGGCTAAGAAGAAATGAAAGACTCAAGACTAGAACGTGCAGGAGTTACTGGATATAACAAACCCAAAAGAACTCCAAGTCACCCAACAAAGTCTCACATTGTTGTGGCTAAGGAAGGAGACTCTGTAAAGACTATACGTTTTGGACAACAAGGAGTTAAGACTAACCAGACTGCTGGACAACGTGAGGCATTTAAAAGTCGTCATGCTAAGAATATTTCTAAGGGAAAACTATCGGCAGCATACTGGGCAGACAAGGTAAAGTGGAGTCCAAAAGATACTGCACAACCTAAGAATAAGAAGTGGGTTAAGGGATCTTAATCGCTATATTATTTTTTTAATTAATTTTGTAACAATTTAAATCAAATAAAATGGAAGAACCAAAGATAAAGGTAAGACTTGTTGACTCTGAAGAGAAGTCATTACAAGAGATAGAAAGAGAGTTAGTTGAGAATCATGAGAAGTCTCTAATTGAACAAGAGGCTGCTAGTGAACAAAACACACCAGATACAAGTTTAGAGCAAACGAGCTCTAATCAATTTGAAATAGATGATGATATTGTTTTATCTCACATCAAGAATAAGTACAATAAGGAGGTTAGCTCTATAGACGATCTATTCCAACCAAGATCTATTGAAGATGATTTGGAGGAAGACGTTGCTGCCTTTAGAAAGTACAAGAGGGATACTGGACGAGGAATCGAAGACTTTGTTAAACTAAACAGAGATATTGACTCTATCGATCCAGATAGATTATTGGCTGATTTCTATAAAGATAACGGAGATGATGAAGAGGACGTTGAGTACAAACTGAGTAAGTTGAAGTACGATGAGGACTACGATTCAGATGAAGATATCAAAGAAAGAAAGTTAGCTAAAAAACAAGAGCTTAAAAAGGCGAAGCAGTATTTCAACGAAATGAAGGAACAGTATAAAGCTCCTCTTGAGTCAAGAGAAGGTTTTGTTCCACAGGAAGAGAGAGATGCCTATGAGTCTTTTAAGTCATATAAAAGTAACCTTGATGATCAACAAAAGAAGTCAGAGTACTTCAAGCAAAAAACTGAGGAGCTATTCTCTAACAATTTCGAAGGTTTCGGATTCAACATAGATGATAGCACCAAGATTGTTTACAAGCCTGGAGAAAGCAATGACATTCTTTCGAAGCAGTCGAACCTAAGTAACTTCATATCTAATTTTTTAGATAAGGACGGATACTTAAAAGATGCGGAGATGTTTCATAAGGCAATAGCAATGGCAATGGAGCCAGAAAAGACGGCAAGATTTTTCTACGAAAAAGGAAAGTCTGACGCTGTTACAAACTTTGATAAGGAGTCGAAGAATATAGATATGACTAGAAACTCTCCGACACCAACACCAAAGTCTGGATTTCAAGTTAAAGCTATTGACGAAGGTTACAGTGGACAATTAAGAATTAAAAAACGTTAAAATTAAAACAAAATGGCAGGATCATTAAACACCCCAGGATTTGACTTACAGCCAAGTTCTGTAAAAGCTACATTGTCAAGTAACTATATTAGTACTTTTGACTTTATGAATCAGTATCTTCCTGATACTTATGAGCAAGAATTCGAGCGTTACGGTAATCGCTCTATTGCATCTTTCTTACGTAATGTAAGTGCTGAAATTCCTTCAGCTTCTGACTTAATTAAATGGGCAGAGCAAGGTCGTCTACACACTAAATTTACAGGATTGACTTATGGATCTATTGGAACACCTTCTGCTGGACAGCAAGTGTTTACAATGGCAGGTTCAGATGTTTGTAACTTTAGAGTTAATCAAACTGTATTTTTATCTTCTGAATCAACTAGTGCATTCGCAAAAGGTATTGTTGTTGCTGTTGCTACTAACGGAACTACATTTACTGTCGCTTACTACGATAGTGCTTACAACGCTACATCTCCATTTGCTTCTGGAACAGTAACTGCATTTGTTTATGGTTCTGAATTTAAGAAAGGTGTTGGAGGAATGGATGGTTCTTTAGATCCAGTTGATGACATCTTTGAAGTAAAACCAGTTATTATTAAAGATAATTTCGAGGTTGCTGGATCTGACATGGCACAAATTGGATGGATTGAAGTAACCACTGAGAATGGTGCTACAGGATATCTTTGGTATGTTAAAGCAGAGCACGAGACTCGTCTACGTTTTGACGATTATCTTGAAATGATGATGATCGAACACGTTGAGACAGAAGCTACTTCTGGAGCTGCTACAGTTTTAGGAACAAATTCTGGTTCTCAAGGTATGTTTGAAGCTATCGAAACTCGTGGAAATGTTTGGTCTGGAGGTAATCCATCTACATTAGGTGAGTTTGATGACATCGTTGCTCGTCTTGACAAGCAAGGAGCTATCGCAGAAAACGTATTGTTCGTTAATCGTGAGTTCTCTTTCGATATCGATGATATGTTGGCTGCTCAAAACTCTTACGGAGTTGGTGGTACTTCTTACGGATTGTTTGATAACGACAAGGATATGGCTCTTAACTTAGGGTTTACTTCATTTAGAAGAGGTTATGACTTCTATAAGTCTGACTGGAAATACTTGAATGATGCAACTCTTCGTGGAGGATTAGTAGGTGGAGCTATTAATGGTGTTCTTATTCCAGCTGGTACTATGTCAGTATATGACCAAGTTATGGGTAAAAACATGAAGCGTCCGTTCTTACACGTTCGTTACCGTGCAAACGAAGCAGAAAACAGAAAATTCAAGACTTGGGTTACTGGTTCTGCTGGAGGTGCTCAAACTAGCGATCTAGATGCAATGCGAGTTAACTTCTTGTCTGAGCGTGCACTTTGTACTCTTGGAGCAAACAACTTTGTATTGTTCAAAGACTAATAACAATAAAACTAGAGGGGGACACCAATGTCCCTCTCTTTTTATAATTTTAATTTAAATTAAGTATAATGAAAAAAAATGAAGTAAAAGACAAGGTCTATGTTTTAAGACAAGACAAATCTCCAGTTAGTTTTTTTGTTCAATCAAGAAGTAACAAGAGGAGACAACTTCTTCACTTTGATGAAGAAAAGGGTATCAATAGAGCTCTTAGATACTCTAAGAATCAAAAATCAGTATTTGAAGATGAGCAGGACGGAACTGCTATACTTGAACCAATCGTAATGGAGGATGGTAAAATTAGTGTTACTAAAAATAATCCTATGCTTCAACAGTTCATGGATATGCATCCAGATAATTTATCTAACGGAGGATTATTGTTTTATGAGTTTGATCCACAAAAAGTAGCTGAAGATAGTATTCGTGATTTAAATCTAGAGGTAGATGCATTAATTGCAGCAAGATCTTTAGACTTAGACAAGATGAAGTCTATTGCTAGGGTTCATTTAGAGTCTAATGTAGATAAAATGACGGCTGCTGAAATTAAGCATGACATATTATTATTTGCAAGAAACTATCCAGAAGACTTCTTATATGCTATAGAAGATCCAGATATTGATGTTAACGATATTTCATCAAGAGCGTTTGATGAGGGTTATGTAACGTTTAGAGCTGGAAAGGATATCCACTATAACTTGAAAAATAACAAAAAGAAGATACTCACCGTACCATTTGGAGAGAGAAAGGAGGACGTATTTATGAGTTGGCTTAAATCTGATGAAGGCCTAGAGTTCTACCAGTATCTAGAGAAGCAGATGTACGTTGATTAATTTTATTATATTTGTACTTTACTAACCCATTAATTTTTTACAAAATGGAAAAATTTTTAAAAATTACTTTAAGTAATGCTCCGTTTTTAATTCCAGTTAAAAACATTTTACACATTGAAGTAGGTGCTGATACCCACATTCAAGTTCTTTACAATACTGTAGGTTTTGGTGCTACTGGAGCGTCTGAAGTAATTGGTCTTCAGATCACTGCTACAACTGCATCTGATGCTACTAAAACAAAAGCTCAGTTAACAGCATTTGCTAACTTAATTGAGGAGTCTTTAACTTTATCTTGGACTAGACCAGTTCTTGATATTACTTCTAGATTACCTTACGCTGTTACTGCTATTACTCAGATTGAGGAGGAGTGGTCAGCATAATAATATTATTTATTATTAGAGAAGGGGTCACAGATTGTGACCTCTTTTTTTTTACTATATTTGCACTATGATAGATAGCGTAAGAAATACAGTACTATCCATAATTAGTAAGGATAACAGGGGATACGTTACTCCTATGGAGTTTAACCTATTCGCTAATCAAGCTCAGATGGAGATATTTGATGCTCTAATGAGTAGATACAGCATGGCTGTAAACGCACAGAATGCAAGGTCATACAACGCTGGATACACTGATATTCCTAAAAAACTTACTGAGGCCATAGAGACTTTCTCAAAGTATGGAGTTCTTACATTTAATCCAATAGCACAGAGGTTTGATGCACCAGGAGACTGCTATTATCTAGATAAACTTTTGTATAATAATACAACTGAAATAGAGAAGGTGTCTCACAGTAAGATACATAACTTACTTGCGTCAAATATTGCAGCACCATCTGTAGCGTATCCAGTATACACTATGTATGAAGGAATTACAACACCAACATTTATACAGTTGTATCCAACTACATTAAATTCAGCATCTCAGATTGGATTTATAACGGCTCAGTATATAAGATACCCACAAATTCCAAACTGGACATATAACTCTTTATCTGGAGGTGAGGCTGTATTTAATCCGTCTCTTCCTGCGTATCAAGACTTTGAGTTGCCAGTTAGCTATGAAGCTGACCTTGTCTTAAAAATACTTCAGTATGCTGGCGTATCGATTAGAGAGACAGAAGTTGTGCAGGCAGCTAAGACAGAAGAATTACAAAACATACAAGAAAAAGGTCAATAATGCCATATATAACTCCATATCAGTACTACACAAATAACGGTGTAGTCCCAGAAGACCAGAACTGGGGGTCGTATCAGTATATATCTCTAAAGGATGCTGTAAACAACTTTATGGCTATGTACGTTGGAAACGATAAGACTGTTAATAATGTGCAACGTTACGAGGTTATTTTCCATATTAAGCAGGCAATAAAGATGCTTAACTATGACGCACTTAGGTCTATAAAGTCTATAGAGATGAGTGTGGGAGATAATTTGAAGTTTATCCTTCCATCAGACTACGTGAACTATGTTAGGATATCAGTTCTTGAAAATGGTTTGCTTAGACCTTTGTATGAGAACAGGAAGGTTAACACTGCTCTTGGTTACCTACAGGATAACAACCATAATATACTATTTGATCAGAACGGAGAAATTCTTATAGGTACATCTAGATTAGATATTGATAGACTAGAGAAAACTCTTTACGAGGGACCAGGTTTATATAGCGGATGCTACGGATGGTGTGTTGATGGGTACTGGTACTTTGGTTACGAGGTTGGAGCTAAGTTTATGGTTGACCCATCTGAGCTTTCAGCAGGACCATCGTTCAGAGTAAATAATGGTGTCATAGACTTCTCTTCTGGAATTGCAGGACAGACTGTAATACTTGAGTACATATCTGACGGTATGGAGAACGGTAATGATGCAGATATTACCATTCATAAGTTTGCTGAGGAGTTTATATATAGATACGCTAAGTGGTCACTACTTAATAATAAGTATGGAGTGCCTATATACGAAAAGAATTTAGCAAGAACTGAGAAGACAGCTGAACTGAGAAATGCAAAACTTAGGTTAAGTAACATTCACCCATCTAGGCTTCTTATGTCGCTTAGAGGTCAAGGAAAACAAATTAAATAAATATGCCAGATATTACCAATACGTTCCTCCAAGGGATTATGAATAAAGATCTCGATGAGAGATTAATACCTCCTGGAGTATATATTGATGCATTTAATATAACTGTTGATACGTCTGACAATGGTAACATTGGTGCAGCTAGGAATCAGTTAGGAAACACTAACGTTGCAAGTTTGTCTGCACTATCTGGTGTACAGAATATAACTAACGCTAAAACTATTGGGGCTGTAGCTAGTGAGAGAGATAACTTGATTTACTGGCTCGTTGCTTGCGATCAGTTTGATGGTATATTTGAGTACAATCAATCAAACGGGGCTAGTACAAGAGTTCTTCAGTGCATGAAGGCATCTCCAACTACTCCTAGTAAGCTAAACTTTAGTCAAGAGTTTGTAGTTACTGGTATTAACTATATCAGTGGATTTTTGTTTTGGACTGACAACTATAATCCTCCAAGACGAATAAACATATCAAGAGTTAAGTCTGGACCGAATGGTATAGGTGGATACACAATAGACGACCCACGTATAGATAATGACATAAACGTTATATTGGCTCCACCTCTACATTCTCCAAAGATAAGACTAGAACTAAACAATAACTCTCAGTCAAATAATATTGAGGAGAAGTTTATATACTTCGCATACAGATATAAGTACCTAGACAATCAGTACAGTGCTATGTCTCCGTTCTCATCTGTTGCGTTCCAGCCTAAAGACTACATGCTAGACTATAACATTGGAAACAATAAGTCAATGGTTAATAGGTATAACGAGGCTAATATAACTGTATTTACTGGAAACGAGTTTGTTAAAGAGGTGCAGGTACTAATGATTGATACAAGAGCACTAAACGTGTATATTGTAGAGACAATTAATAAGCAAGCTCAAAATATTCAAAGTAATGTATTTAGAACATTTACGTTTAGCAACAACAAGACTTACAGCATAATAACATACGATCAAGTAACAAGATTATTTGACAATGTTCCACTACTTGCAAAGGCTCAAGAGTTTGTTGGTAACAGAGTTATGTATGGAAACTACACGCAGTTCTATGATGTGTTGGAGCCAGTTAGGATAGGTCTTAAGTATCTGTCTACTAATAATACCACTCCTTTAGGTCCTCTGCAAACATTCAGATCTGACAGGGATTACGAGATTGGTCTAGTATACCTAGATGACTATGGTAGATCAACGACAACACTTACATCTGACGGTAATACTGTGTACATACCACCAACGCAATCAGATAAAGGTAACAGTTTAATAGCAAGCATATATAACAATGCTCCTACATGGGCAACAAGTTATAGGTTAGTAATAAAGCAGGCAAAGGGACAGTACTATAATATGTTCCCTATATACTTCTATACTAAGAATCAGTTTAGATATTTCTTGATACACGAGTCTGACAGAGATAAAGTTCCTGTAGGCAAGTATGTTATATTTAAGTCTGATTCATCTGGACCTACATACTCAAACAAGAAATATAAGGTGTTAGAGTTAAATATGCAGCCAGCAGGATTTGAGGGAATTGCTGGAGCACAGGCAGGTCTATACTTTAAGATAAAGGTTGACTCACCTACAGAACTTAATTCAAATGTTGGGGTTCAAATTTATTGGCATGCAGCATATGGGTATGAAGGAGGATCTGTAGCTCAATCCTCTCAAAATACTAATTTTGTTGAGAATCCAATATACTATGGAGAAAATAATGGTAACGCATTATCATTAACTCAAGATGTATCGCTACCGTTAGTACCAGCTAATAATGTACCAGTATTAAATAATGATTATAGGATAACTATAGAGGTTGTTAGTAGTACGGAATTTAGATGGACAACAGATATAACTTCAAGTGGACAGTGGAACGGAAACTATACAATATCATTAGGAGTTCCGTTTCCTATTAATATAGGATCTCAATATGGTCAGAATTTTTATATAATATGGAATTCTCAACCTTCCGTAGGAGATGTATGGAAAACTAGTATAAGGTCTGTATATAATAATCCAACTTTAAATTATTTTGGAGGAAAGGGAGTATATGATGCAAATGATTTGCCACAGTGCGCAATTACTCCAAACATTTCTACTGATGTAATAATATATCCAGGAGATGTTATAGAGATAAATTACAATGAGACTGAAAATCCAAATGCTAGTAATATTCCACAGGTATTTTATAGTAATAGCACATATCAAAATATAGAGGAGTGGTTTGTTGAGTCTGGAGCATATATTGATTTTCAATATACAGATGTTAATGGAAACGCATTAGGAGCTAAGGCTGTTTCTTTTAGAAGGGGTGGTAATTTTCAAACAACAACATCTGGGACTCCACTATCAAATATAGAACTAGATTCATTTTTAACAAATGTTCCAAACTTTTTAAATTATCCAGTATATATGATTATATCTGGAAGCAACGTTAATGGAGTTACAAACAGAATGTCTGCTAGTATATATATTAGACACCTATCAAATCAGATCATTGCGGAGACAGTTCCAGATGAATCAGAGACAGATATCTATCACGAGCTATCTAGAACGTACAGACTAAAGGCTGGAAGGCATGAGGTTGTTTGGCAGTATGCAAACTACAATCAGTTTGTTAGTACAGGTACATCTATAACAGGTATACCTCTAAACAATAAAACAGTTCTAGGTCCAGTTTCACAAAACTCTCCTACATCAACAGATATGATGCATAACTTTGTTGTTGGGGAGTATATATTTGTAAGGTCAGCTGTAAGTACAGTCGGTGTGGTAATACCTTCTGGATATTATGAGATTCTATTTGTGCCAAGTCCGTACAGTGTTGTTATAAACTTTGCTTATGTTGCTCTGTCTCCTCCAGAAATTCTTGCAGGAGCAGCAAGCTATGATCAGATAGATCAGAACCAAACAGCTGTTCAGCCAGCAGTTATAAAGATAAACAATCCGTTATACAGTATAAACTCTGACTTCAATGCGTGGTCATACGCAAATGGTCTTGAGACCTATAGAATAAGAGATGACTGGAACGCAGCTACACTAAAGTATAGCCCAAGAGCTACAACGACTGTAGATGGATACGAGCAGAAGGTTAGTAGAAACGCTATATGTTATAGTGGTATATTTGGAGAAAACACAGGCATAAACTCATTGAACGAGTTTAATCTTTCAATAGCTAACTTCAAGTATCTTGATGGGGAGTTTGGATCAATACAGAAGATGCATGCTAGAGATACAGACGTTCTTGTTTTCCAAGAAAACAAGGTGAGCTCTGTTCTTTATGAAAAGAACCTACTATCAGATTCTGCTGGAGGTGGGCAGATAGTATCAATACCACAGGTATTGGGAACACAGATAGCGTTTCCAGGTGAGTATGGTATAAGCAGAAACCCAGAGTCTTTTGCAATGTGGGGTGACGATATATTCTTTACAGATGCAAACAGAGGTGCAGTTCTTCAGATGGCAGGAAATCAGATAGCTGAAATATCTGCAAACGGTATGAAGGACTACTTCATAGACATGATGCAGAACTACGGTGATACTCAGAAGATAGGATGCTACGACCCTCATAATCATTTGTATACACTGTCTTCAAACAACATAAGTATACTTGGTTGTAAATTGTCGATAAATAGAACAGAAAGAATTATAAATGTTAATGGAACTTTTGGTAACTTAGTCGAACTATTTAGGATAACAACAGATGTATCTTGGACGATTAGTGTTACTGACCTTGGATTTGGTACAAACTGGGCTACTGGATTTATATCTGCTGGGACAGGTGACGCTGTAATATCTGCACAGGTTTCACAGAATACAACTGGAGTAGTAAGAAGTATGGGATTTGTTGTTACTTATTGCGGAAAAACTGTTAGCTTTACATTGAAGCAGGCTAGAAGCAAAGGGTTAAATGTAGTTACCATAGTAAGAAATAATAAACTGATTAAATAATGAATACAAATCAGAGTTTTCAGTATACAGGAAGTTCAGAGTTTAAGATAAACGGTGTATCACTAGAGGCAAACGAGATAGCTCTATTTAACGAGTTAACTGGTGAGGGAGGTATAGGCTACATACCTTATGACGGAGCCACTATAAAGGTTTATGTGCCAATAGATAAGTCTTCTTTTATAAAGGATTTAGAACCATCTCTTAATAATAAGGTGTACTACCTAGTGTCTGACGTACTTTACGATGACACTCAAAAGGATATAATTATATCTCTAGCAACAGAGATACCTATGGTATTGATGGCTGGAAAGTATGAGGGTTCGTTTGTATTTAACAACCCTAATAACTACGAAAATCTATACCTTATATGGGACTATACAGATAGTCTTACTTCTGGATACGCATCATACTCTGGCGCAGCTACAGAGAGGTATATAAATATTCCTTTCCCAGACGAGAGAGGTATATCTGGAGTAAACTATAATACAGTATTAAAGCCAGTTAGGTATATACTTAGCTATAACGATAGGGTTATTCAAGACACTGGTTATGTAGGTCTAAATACACTGGCAAACTATAATAATTTAATATCTGCTGGAATAAGTCCTTCTGATATTAATCTTGTTTTTCCTTATGATGGACTAGTTGATAACGGATCTGGTTCTATAGAGTTCTTTAAGTCTGCATCTACAGATGATGAGTCTGTGCTATACGTACACTCTCCTCTTGCTAATTCTTCTTGGAACATATCAAGGATTGACCCGTACCTTAAGACGTTCTATATAGATACTACTGATGGAGAACCTAGTAATGTTTGTTCGCAAACAGCAAACGTTGCTATGTATCATAATGGATTAGGTCTGTATCCAGTAACTGGAGATCAGATATTTACAGACTCTACAGGACTTAGTCCATACAACGGTAATAATTCGTATCACCTTATAAGTGATGTGTCTATGGCTGTACCTCCAGTATCTGGTGGATTGTATGGGCTAGTTGGAGAGAATGGAGTTGTAAATGCATTTGCAGGATGTGACTGCTTAGAGTATGCTGTTCCATTTATATTTCAAGAGGACATTGTAATTACTCAAGGAAATTTTATCAACGTTCCTATGCAGGCAAGTAACAATCCAACTGAATGGAGAGTGTTAGGGTCTTGTGATTCGTATACATTTACATCTGGAGACACTGGATCTATATTTGATATTGTTGACTGCTACGGTAATAATAAAAGAATAACGGTTGGAACACTGAACAGTGAAAGTATAACAACCTGCTCTAGCACTACACCTACTCTTGTTCTTGGTAACGGTACATATACTTTTAATAAGGCATGCTTAGATTTCTATCTTCCAAAGGGATTGTCGTTTAACTATACGACTGGAGAGATATTTGGAACTCCAGAGGAGGCATGTTCTTATGATATTACGTTAAGAGCTTCAAATTGTTTAGGATATGGAGATCCAAAAACTATAAATATAACAGTAGAAACTGGAATAAAACTTACTCCGTTCGCTATAGATGTAGAAAACTTTGGGGATACTGGAGATGCAGCTTGCGCTGTGTCACCAATATACACTTTATTATATCACGATGGTAATGGAAGGGTTCCAGATATAAATGATAACATATATGTTGACTTCAAGGCCACTACAAAGTTTATGGGTGGCAGCCAATGGTATAAGATTGATCACTCTACATACTCAATAAAGGTTTGTGAAACTGGAACAGTATGTGACAAGAACGAGTGCCCAGTATCTACTACGACAACAACGTCAACTACAACTACTACTACAACTACTACACTTCCAACTGGTGACTGGTTTACAGCTACATTGTGTCCAGATGGTTTAGTTATAGCTACACTAGTAGACACAACAACTAGTGGATTTATTGTTGGAGACTATGTTAAAACAACTGATGGAAACTGTTGGGAGATAACAGCAACAACTACAGCTTCGTATCCATATGTTTTAATAGATAATACTGTTGGTCCGTATGGAGACTGTGCCACATGTTTAAATATTACAACAACTACAACCACAACCACAACAACGACTGCTCCAGTATTTACTGCGTTTAGTATGGATCCAGATAGACAGCTTTCATCTTACGATGCCTGTGCTAACTCTACTGGTCCACTTTCAACTTACTATCATAATGGAACTAATCCGTATCCAGTTGTAAATGACTTTGTATATACAAACTCTATTGGAACTATTCCACTTGCTGGTGGCAATGGGTGGTACTACTTCTTTGATGGAGCGGCATACGCCATGCAGGTTGCAAGTACTGGACAGGTTCTATTGATTGTTGCTTGTTCTGGAGTTACTACAACTACTACAACTACTACGCTGCCTACATCATATTATTTAGCAAGAGTATGTGTTGCAGGAGCAACAGTTTTAATTTCACATCAGTCGTTTAGTACACTATCTCCAGGTGAGGTAGTTAAGTGCGCTAATAATGTATGTTATACAATACTTGGCTCAGCATCTCCAGGGGTAGCTGTATCTAGTGTGTTATTTACGTATGACAACTGTGTGGACTGTACAGGTATCACAACAACGACTACAACTACAACTACTACTACGACTACTACTACGACTACTACAACTACAACAACTGCTGCACCTCCTACAAGTTCATACTTTAGACATGGTGATGCTGACACTATATGCGAGTCACCTATAGGTGAGTTCTTTATAGATGGTACAGTTGGAGTATATACTAATAGTATATACGAATATGTTTTAGGTGTATATGTATTGGCTCCTGCAAACTATTACTTGCAGTTAGCTACTACAGTTGCATACGAGTGGGACGGAACTAATTGGACAGGAAATAGTACTTTATGCGTTTAAGATTTCTTTCTGCTCAACCAGCTATTGATTACTATGCTTGGCAGGTTGAGGTTTATCTACACAACTTCCTATCTCTAGGATACAGTGGTAATGATATAGATGTGGTGGCCTGTTATATGGAAGAGATTCCAGAGTCTTGGAGAAAGATACAGGCCAAGTTCCCATACGTAAGATTCTTCTTCTATGAAGACAATATGGGAGAGTGTAACTATCCTCCAGCGATACAGTCGTATATGTTGGAGCAGCACTTTAGAGAACATCCGTACCTTAAGGATGACGCTATATTCTTCCATGACTGCGACTTCTTGTTTACCAAGTACTTCGACTTTAGCCCATACCTTAATGACGACACGTGGTACTTCAGTGACACGATCAGCTATATAGGAGCGAACTATATAAAGAGTAAGTCAGAGGATGTTCTAAACAAGATGTGTGAGGTTATCGGTGTTGACAGGAAACTAGTTGAGGATAATCAAGATAACTCTGGTGGTGCTCAGAAACTAATGAAGAACATTGATCACGTATACTGGGCTGAGGTTTACAAGAACTCTAGAAACCTATACGATGAACTTGTTAAGTTAACAAATCTTAAGAAGGAAGGTGATCCATACGGCATACAGGTATGGACTGCGTCTATGTGGTCAGAACTATGGACGGCATGGAAGTTTGGTCATGAGGTAAGGGTTCCAGATGAGTTTGATTTTTGTTGGGCAACGTGCCCAATATCTAGCTGGGACACGCACTACTTCTTCCATAATGCTGGGGTACAGGACGAGAAACAGGGTATGTTCTTTAAGGCAAACTACATAGACTCGTACCCGTTTAATGAAGAGATTGACGTTAATAAAGATAGGTGTTCTTACAACTACTATAACTTTATGAAATCTATCGATAGCTGTTTGGTGTAATTTTAGTACCTTTGCAAATATGAATCCTCCTGTTACACTTACATACTCTACAATGTCCAGCGGATGGACCTCTAGGTGGGCGTTCATACCAGACTGGATGATTGGTATGAATAATACTTTCTATACATGGAGTGATGGAAATCTATACAAGCACGATACAAACGTATCTAGAAATACTTTCTACGGAACTCAGTATCCATCTTCTATAAAGACTGTATTAAATGAAAGTCCTACGGAGATAAAGATGTTTAAGACGCTAGTTATTGACAGTGACAAGTCTTGGGACGCTGATTTACTTACAGATCTAGAGATAGGTATTATTGATGATAGCTACTTCAAGGCTAAGGAGGGTGAGTGGTACGCATTTATTAGAAGGCCAGACGACAATACTGTTGACACAGCTTCATTATCAGTACAGGGAGTTGGAGCTTTAACATCCTTTACATCACTTTCTATGAGTTTTTCATATGAAATAGAAAATAAAGTTTCTGTAACTGACAGGGTTTATACACTTGATGGATTAGGACAGTTAGTTTATCTAGGACAGGCTATTAATGTTTCATCGAGCACTATTAGTTTTTCGTCATTAGTTGGGCCTCCTCTTTTTTACGGTATGTATATACTTATAGCTAAAAACAATATGGTTGAGTCTTACGGACTTAGGGGGTACTACATGCAGGTAGAGCTTACAATTAACACGCCTAAGTCTACTTCACAGTTTGAGCTATTCTCTATAGAGTCTTCAGTATTTAAAAGTTATCCATGATGGAGGTTAGATATCTAAAAGAAGATGACTACGATACCATCCTTAAGGGTTGGTGGGAGCAGTGGAGATGGACTGCACCTAGCAGGGATATGCTCCCTCAGAACGGTGCTGGAGGTATAATGGTGTCTAAGGGTGGAGAGCATATATGTGCTGGGTTTGTGTACTTCACAAACTCCAAGACAGCTTGGATAGAGTACATAGTTTCAAACCCTAACTACAAGAACAGGGCAGACCGTAAGGAGGCACTGAACATGCTGATAAACGTTCTATCTATATACGTAGAGCAGGAGGGGTATAAGTACATATATACGTCACTAAAGAACAAGCATTTAGTTGACAGGTACGTAGAGTGTGGATTTTTATCTGGTGATAAAAATTGTCAAGAAATGATTAAGATATTACAATAATTTTTAATAACTTTGAATAATAAAAAATAAGATGGCAGCGGTAACAACAACTATGGCGGTAGCAGGAGGAGTAGCAGGCCTAGGTCTAAATGTAGCACAAGCTATAAAAGCTCAAAAGGCAAGAGAGCAAGCTCAGAAAGCGGCTGCTCAAGCAGCTGCTAAATTAACTGGAATCAAAGAACTTGATGCATTTGGAAGTGTCCAAGTACCTACTCTAGGTTATGAGTTGGCTCAACAAACTACAGACAGAGCTGCAAAAGGAGCTATTGAGGCATCTAAAGGGGCAGGTTCTGAAGGGGTTATTGGAGGTATTGGAAATATTCTTGCCCAAACAAATGAACAGGCATTAAACGTAGCATCACAGTTTGGAGAAACTAAACTACAAAGAGATTTATATCAAGCTCAAAACAAGGCAGAGATAGAGCAAAGAAAAGCTCAAAGAGAGGAGACTATGTATACTGCTGAACTAACTGGTGCTCAACAGGCAGCTGCTGATGCACAGGATAGAAAAAATTTAGCTATAACTGGAGCTATTGAGTCTGGAATAGGTTTGGGTGGAGATATATACTCAAGTACTGATTTATATAAATCATTAAATCCACAAACTTTAAATAAAGATAAAAGAAAGGCATTAGAGCAATTCTTCAAGCCTATGATGATAAATAAAGGATTTACATCTTAATTATGGCAGAACAAACATATATGGGTTACGTATCCCCAACGACACAGGGGGTAGATTGGTCTGGGCTTAGTGGCAAGTTGTCTACTAAATTTGAAACTATAGAGAAAGAGAGACAGGCCGAAAGAGACGCACTCGATCAAATGTCTCGTGACAACGAGAAACTTATTAATAGCTATACACCAGGTAAGGATCAGACATTTAATGAGATGATACTTAGGGGTGCTGACGATGCTAGGAACAAGATAATGGGTTGGGAGAAAGAGTTGAAGGCTGGTAGATTAAAGCCTAAAGACTTTCAAATAAAACAAAATAACTTAAAAGAGTACTGGGGTACTCTAGCTAATAATGCTAAGAACTACGATCAAAGAGTTGCAGATGTTATCACAAGACAACAGGAAGGTAAGTCTGGAGTATTAGAGGCAGAGCTTTTAAAAAACTGGACAGACGCTACTGATGTAAAGAGTAACTCTGTAGTTGTTGGTGATGACGGCAGGGTATACACGTCTAAGTTTGATAGAACTACTGGACAACCTATAGGGAAGGTATCAGACATTAGGTTGTTAAGTCTACCAGAAAACATTCAAGTTAATAAGATTGACCTTCCTTCAGAAATTCAAAACTATACAGCTGACTGGCAGCCAGCAACAATGTTTAGTAAAGACCCAGATAATCCTAACATTGAAATAACTACTGAAAGTGTTAAGGTTAAGAAAGAGTACGAGCTGATGAAAGAAAGGATATATAACGCTATTGCTCCAGACTCAAATCCAAGGGCACAGGTAAGTGTTTTAGGTGACAATGGAGCCTTTGACGTTAGCTTCTATTATACTGATGAAGAATACAATCAGAAGTATGATGAATTGTTTTCTAAATTACAGTCTGAAAAAGAAATTCTTGGTCAAGAGATAACAGAGGACGATCTAAATAATATAGATATGTCACTAGTAAGAATGGGTGTTGACGAGAATAATATGTATAATCCAGATCTTACTGAGGGTCAAAGACAAGCTGTTAAGGATTTTATATCTAATCAGATAGATATGACTACTGAAGATAAGATTACAAAAGATAAAAGCCTTGAGTATCAGATTGATTTAGAAACCAAAAAATTTGAACAATCTAAAGACAAAGGTTCTTCTGGAGGATCATCTGGAGGACCAACTAAATCAGAGATAGTAGATGCAACGGCTGCTAAACAACTTAAAAATTTATTTAACAAGAAGACTGTTGCTGCAACAAACTTAATTAATGACTACTTAGATTCTGGATATAAACTTGTTTTGCTTAATAATGGAAGTTATAAACTACAACAATTGCAAAATGCTGGAGATGAGATAATAAGAGATCAGAAAACTAATAAAATAATTCCTACTGAAAAGGTATGGAAGGATGTTAAAACGTTTAGAACTTTTGATACTCTTAACAGGTATGTAAGTTGGAGTTCAGCAAGAGATGCTGTTAAAACAGGAAGCGAAATAGGTGGAGAATTAGATAATTAAAATAAAAACAATGGCGTTAGTAGAAGATTTATACAATAAGTTATCAGAAGGAGGTTACTACACAAAAACATTAGGTGAGTTTGAAGACCAGCTTAATGACCCTATTTACAGAAAAAAGGTACACGGTGTACTTACTAGAGACGGTATTGAAAGTACTGACTTTGAAACTTTTGACATAAAGTATACACCATTAAAAAAAAAAGAAGAGTTGGTATCACCATCAATGGAAGATCCAACAAGTGGTTCATTGGCTACACCAGAAATGGGGATGCCAGAGCCTTCGGTATCCTCGTCTTTGCAAAGAAACGTAGATACAACAACTACTAAAAGTCCAGATCAAGAATACAAAGAAAATATTCTATACCCTGTACAAAATGCTATAGAAAAAGATGAAGTACTAAAGGGTAATCTTCAAGAAACAGACTGGAACTCTCAAATTGCAGATAGAGAGTGGAGGAAGCAAATGGGCGTTTTGGACAACTATGAAATGAGTCCCAAAGAAAAAATGCTTATGGACTTGCAAAATGCTGCAAAGTTAGGTCAAGTAGATTTTCAAAAATTTGCTAAGGGGGAGTACGATCCAAACTCATCATCTAAAGCTATTCAGCAACTACAAGAGTATAATTCATTGACCAATGACGCTGAAAGAACAGCCTTCTTACTAAGACAGTCTGGGCTTATACCTGCTATGGTTCCTGTAGGAAAGGAACTAGAGTATGCCTCAACTAGAGACTATATGACATCTGGGTCATTATATGATCCAGAAACAGGTCAGTTTAAAGAAACAATGGAGGAGGCTACGGTTTATTTAGATGGTAAATCTATTAAAAAACCAAGAAAAAAATTAATAGAGTGGTTCACTGAAGCTGTTATTGATCCAGCAAGAAGTAAGTTTGAAGAAATAGAGAGACGTACAAAAGGATTTACTGAGAACTTAAAAACAAAGATAGATATACAGAAAGAAATAAATGAATCAAACAAATCTGCTGTTGATAAATTTCATGAATTTATTTCTGGAAAATCTTATAAAAAATTCCCATCATTCCCAGAATGGATACAGGAGAATACATATAAAAGTCCAGACGGATCAAAGATGTATAGCTTAGAGGGTGAAGAGATAGATATGGGTAAGGCATATCTTTATTATAATCAAAATTATTGGGGAGAGTGGAATTACCTTCAGAGTGAAGCTGAAAAAGAAATAGAAAAAAAGAAAGAGGTATACGGAGAAACTAAAAAGAGATACTTTACAGTAGATAAAGATGATGAAAAATACTTTTCTAATCTAGATATTGATTTTTATGATGATGTAAAGAAATCAATAAATTCTGGAGAGTACTCATCTCTTTGGAATAAGTATGGATTCTTTATAGATGGAGATAATATAACCTCTCCTGGACAAAATAAATTTTCTCTAGACAGCACGCCTCAAGAAATTTCTGACTGGTTAATAGATACTTGGAATAAAGAGAAAGACTTTAGGATATTAGAGAGAAAGTTTAACTCTAATAACGGAGACATCAATGCTGTAAATAAAGATGAGTATGAGAGAGCAATGATCGATATGATATACAGGAACCCATCAGTATATAAAAATATGATGGATAAGAATGTATCTCTAGGAGGTGACATGTGGCAGAATATTGCTAAAAGTGTAGAAGAACAATCTAATTCAGCATATAAAATATATCAAAAATCAAACAATGATTTAGGTGGACTCATAAGCAGAGTAAGATTTGAGGAGGACTTCTTAAAATCTAAAAAGGCAGAGGCTGATTATTATCAAAAAGAATACGATAAAACTAAAGATAAAACATATTTAAATCTAGCAAATGAAAATCTTGAAGTAATAAAAAATTATCCGTTTGATTTTCAAAAAGCTCAAGAAGAAATAGACAAAAAGACAATAGAGGTAGAGCAGGATAAATACAACTACGAGCAATCTTCTGCAAACTTAGATAAACTATCTATAGGCCTAGAAAAAACAGCAGGTTTAAATTCTCTTGAAAGAGAACAAAGTGGTGGTATTGTAGGTTCATTTATATCTAATTTTATGGATGCATCTATGGGAATAGCTGAAGCTATTATGTATGTAGAGACGGATCTAGTTAAGTTAGGATTAGATGCTAAAAATTTTGTAGAACCAACATTATATAATAACATGTTGGAAAAAGGAATGACTCCAGAAGAAATAAACAATAAGGTATATGGAGACATTTCAAGATTTATAGTAGATTCTAAAAAGCTTGGTGTAGAAACTATGTCATCACTTGGATTTATGGAAGAAACAACTCCAGAATGGATGTCTTCTGAAGATAGGAGTATATGGGAAAAAGCTATAGGGTCTCTTGGAGGAACTTTGGGGTCATCTCTTGGAGGATCAGTTGGATTTATACTTGGGGCATATGCAGACATGAGGGAGCAAATGACAGCAGAAGAGTTTGACAACATGGGAATATTAGAAAAAAATGCATACGGTTTTGCTTATGGACTTGTCATGGGTAAGCTGGAGAAGTATGGATTTGAACAAATGAAGGCCCCAGTTAACTCAAGAGTTATAACATCTATAATAGGCAGATCATTAGCTGGCCTACCAAAAGATGCTACTGAAGAAACTATTAAAAGGGAGATATCTAAGAACATAGGAAAGGCTATTGCGGCTGGAGCGTTTGATGTTACTGTTGGTGCAGTTGCAGAAGGAGGTACAGAAGGAACTCAATTTATATTTGAAGGAGGAATGAAGGCAGCTATAAATGCTGCATATAATCTAGATTATTTTAAAGATGCTCCAGATCTTAGTACTGATGAAGGTAGAAAAGAGTATATATCATCATTAGCTGAAAATGTAGTTTTAGGAATGGCAGGTGGTGCTATATTTGGTACGATGTCTAATGGTGCAAGCATAGTAACAAACAGGATGGCATCTGCATCTGCAAATAAAGAGTTTAAGAAATTTTATGATTATACATCTGATGTAAGAAATAGGGATGCATATATAACAAGTGTAGGTATACTGCTTCAAAAGGGAGAAATATCTAAAGATGAAGCTGATGCAAAGATAAAATTTGTTAAAAAAACTGGAGAGTTATTGGATTCTATTCCAAATAAATTATCTACTTCTGATAAGATAGAGTCATATAGCTTATTATTAGAAAAACAAGAACTAGAAGAAGAGATAGCTGGTAAGGATGAGGCTCTAGTTGCTGGCCAGAAAGAAAGGATAGAGCAGATTAATGATGAACTAAAAAAAATATCTAAAAATGCCATTAAGAAAAGCACAGAACAGCAGCAAGAAGGCACAGCAGAAGGCGGTGTCGTACAACGTGAGGGAACTAATGAAGGACAACCTCAAGTCGGGCAAGGAGAAGGGACAGTCGGGCAAGCCACGCAGCCAGAAACAAATCTTGGCGATAGCACTATCGCAGGCGGTGGGCTCCAGGAGACGCAAGTAGTAGATGTAGAGGCTCAGAAAGCTGATATAGAAACAAGAAGACAAGAAGAACTTAATACTTATACAGAAGATGGTCTTAAAGAAACTTATCAAGTTAACAATGACCAAACCATTGAAGAAGCTGTAAATGCTAAATATGATGCAGAACTAGCTGCTTTGGAGGAAACAGTTGTGCAACAACCTGTTGCAGAAGAAGTTGTTATAGACAAACCTACAATTGCTACCAACTCTTCTCAAGAACTAGAAAGAGTAAAGGCAGTAACTCCAGAAGCAGAGGATGGGGCAACGTTTAATCTTGATGGAACAGTTTATGACGGTGTAGGATTAGTTGTACCAGTAGTTAGTATTAATACAACTGTTGAGGAAGCTACTCCAGAAATGATTGCAGACTTCGTTGAGCAGCACGCAGATAAGATTGGTGACAACGAAACTGTTAAGGTAGGTATCTATAAGTTCCCTAACTCTAACGAGATGTCTATCGATCTAAACGTTGTGGCTCCAGAGTCATCTAGAGAGCAGGCCATTGAGTTTGGTAGACTAGCAGATCAAGAATCACTATTTGATCTTGGGTCTTTTCAGAACGTAAAGACTGGAGGTACAGGTAAAAATCCTATGCAGTTTAGTGGAGCTCAGTTCAAGGAAATTGCAAAAGCGTTAAAAGAGGGAAGGTTGCCAAACGTGTTTGAGCAAACTGCTCCTTCACAATCATCAACAGGTACAGTTATATCTGGTACTGACGTAGAGATTGAAAATCGTGCTGCTCAGATATCTAAGCCTAGAATGGCTAAGATAGTTGCTAACGCAGCTAAGGCAGTTTCTAGAATACTACCTAACACAAAGTTCATTGTTCACGATACACGGGATTCATTTGCTGCTATTGCTGGAGATACTGAGTCTGGAGGTTATTTTGATCCTGCAACTGGAGAGATACACATTAACTTAGAACAGGCTAACGCAAGAACTGTAGCCCATGAGGTATTCCATGCAGTACTTATTAACGCAGTTAAGACTGAAGCAAATGCAGCTTTGACTACAAGAAAAATGATTGAGGCTGTATCTAAGAAGATAGATAGTAATCCAAAGTTAAAAAAATACTTAGATGATTTTGCATCTCAATACGAGGAGAATATACAGAACGAGGAAAAGGTATCCGAGTTAGTTGGTATGTTGTCTGAGTATTATATGGAAGCTCCAGAATCTGTTAAGGATGTAATCAAGAGATGGATAGACAGAATAGCTAAATCATTTGGATTAAATCCATTCAATAGGAATGAGGTTTACGATGTACTTACTACTATTGCTAGAAAGACTGCTAAGGGTAAGACTATAAAACAAAAAGATGTAAAGAAAATTGAATCTAGTACTGAAATATCAAATGCAAATAAAAGATTCCAGTCTAATTTTTCTGACTTTGTATCTAAACTTACATTTGTATTTGATAAAAATGGAAATAAGTTTAAGAAACTTGAAGATGATGGATACATAACTAGAAATAAATCCATAAAAGATTTTAATGGTGAATATATGTTCCTTCATCAACCTGACGCAGCTTTCTCAGGAATGATTTATAAAGATGGAGAAATATTAGTAGAAGGTAAAGGAGGTGTATTCTATCCTATTAAATTTCATGAAGATGGTTATTTTTGGGCAAGTACAGATGAAACGGCCAATAAAATGGCTAAAGATCTAAACAAGGTATTTGAACAAAATGGTGGTGTTATTTATATGGGTCTTACAACTGCTCCTTATGATAAATTATTATCAAGTACTACGATGTCTAACTCAGTTCTTGATTTCTTTTTATCTAAGGCATTTGATAAGAATTTTTCCATAACTCCATCTCAGTTAAAAACAATGCTTAATAATGCTGCAAAAGTTACAAGAGAAAAAAAGACATTAATAAAGAAAGATGGTAAACCAGTTCTTGATAAAAAAGGAAATAAACAATATAGAATAAAACTTGTTGGATTAGGAACTCAATTTAAATTAAATAAATCAGATTCTGTTGATATTTTAGCATCAAGAATAAAGGAATTATTGAATCCAGATATTACATCATTTGAGGATAGAAAAACTTTTGTTGAAGAATTAATAAAAGAAGCTGCTAATGTTATAAGATCAAACCCTAAATCTGTTGAACAATTTGGAAAATTATTTTCTCAAGGCATTCAAAATAAATACTTTAAGGGTATTACAAAAACTGGAAAGCTATCTATATCCGCAGCAAACATGACTCAAGCATTATCTGAGATGTTTACTGAACCTATGCTAAAAGAAGGAGTTAAAAGGGATAAAGGTGGACAAGTTTATGCTGTGTTAGAATTAAGAGGTAAGGTTAAAGATGTTAATTCAGATAAGCATGAATCATATCCAAAAGCAATTCAATCTGAAAAAGCTAATAATAAAGTAACTCTTCATATACTAAAAGATAGGTTTAATTGGTCAGAAGTATTTGAGGACTTTGAGACAAATGATATTGTAGCATCTAAGGAAAGAGAGAATAAGATATTTCCAACATCTGGTGTTTCTGTTAGAGGACTTAGAGTAAACACATCTAAAATACAAGATCAAGGACCTGCTCCAAGAAGACAGAAGGCTCTTCAAAAGGAAGTAGCTGACAAACTTACTGAAGACGGTAACGGAAACTATATATTCCATCACTACTCTAATCAGAAGAGAGAAACCATCAAGCCTAGATCTGGAGATAACATGATAACTGGTAGAGACGAGGCAGCTGCACTAAGCTCTGTTGGAGGTGTTGCTCAGTTCTATACACAGGAGGGTCAGAAGGAGGCTGGAGTTGGTCCAGTACTTCATACTGTTGTTGTACCTAAAGACAAGGTATACTACCTACAGGAAGACCAAGAAAACTTCTATGACGAAGCTAAAAGACAGTTCTTAGAAGTACGTCCTGGACAGGCATTCAGTCCTAACTACCAGGCTGCATGGATCAGTAAGGTGGCTGCTGACAATGGGTACGATATGCTTGTATCTAAGTGGAAGGGTGACCAGTTGAGAGCTCAGACAGTTAAGGAGCTAACGCCTATTGAAGAGAACATTCCATTCAAGGAACAAGAGGCTGACGTTTACAAGGTGGGAGATGAGATTATAGTGTACGGAGGTAAGGCTACTATAACTTCAATGGATGGAACTGTAGCTACATTTAAGGGAGAAAGAATGTCTGGATCAATAGACACTAAAAGAAACGCTACAAGTATAACTAAGGCCAGAAGACAGAAGGGCCTAAAGAACGTTAAGGCTTTAGATATATTAGATGAAAATAAAAAATATATAAAAGAAAGAACAAAAAAGACCAAGGCTAAAGATTTAGCTGAAGAGTATATACAAAAGTTTGAAGATAGACAAGCTGATGCAAAAAGAGCTTTAAGAAATATAGCTGGTGTATACTCAAAGAGAGCTTTAAATTTATTAGTAAATAAAGCTGGTGCTTCTGGATGGGCAAACGAAAGATTTAAAGAGGCTCAGAAAAAGATATATGGAAGAAAGTTAAATAGAAATTTATTGCTTAGCGTTAAAGATATGGATCTTCTTAACGCCATGATATACGCAAAACGTATTATAGCTATTAATAAAAATAGAGCTGAAAGAGGAATGAAGCCGTATAAGGGTATGGATGGATACTCTACAGCTGAAGCTCAGGCAGATTTGCAAGAAATAAAAAATGCTATTGGAGATAAGAAGTATGCAGATTTTGAAAATAGAACAAATGAATACTTCAAGGTTTATGAAGAAAATTTAAGAAATGCTTTTAAATCTGGCAGAATAAATGAAGAGACATACAATACATTAAAAGACATTGAGTACTCTCCAATTAAAACTCTTAAATATATAATAGGTGAGGATCAGTTTACATCAACTGAGATAGACACAATGTCAAAAACACTAGGTATAAAGAGTGATGATATAAAAAGACTTGGTGATGAAAACGAAAATGCATTTGCCTCTGACACAAGGTGGCTAATGATGATGGCAATAAATGCATCTGAAAGAAAAAACTTTGAGAATAAACTTCTTAATGCTATAAATGATAGTATAGAAAATGCTACTGATATAGAAAAACAAGCGTTATCTGAAATATTTTTAGATAATCCAGTTATAGGAAAAACTAAGACAGGATCATTAATATACAAATACGATAAGAATAAAATACCTCTTGGATATAAAGAAGTAATATTTTATAAGAAAGGTGTAAAAAGAAAGATGATCGTAAAGAATAAATATGCAGATCAAATACTTGATTTAAATAATGTTCCAGATACACTAAAACAAATAGGTAAATTATCTGGAGGATCTCTTTTAAGATTCTTTGCTACATCTGGAAACCCATTCTTTATACTTGGTAACGTTCCTGCTGACTTTTCTAACATTTTATTTTTATCAGATGTATATGGTAAAATGCCAATTATTGGAAAATTTTATGGAGCTCCTCATCTTGCATTTGATTTTGTAAAGAATTTCTTAAGAGCTTCTTTTGGAATAAAGTATAAGAATATTAAAAGAGAATACCTAGAGCATGGTGGAGCAATGGACTACATGTCTTCCGATGGAATTAGACAGCTTCTATCAAAAGAATATACGATAGAAGTATTTGGCTTACCAGTTCTTTCATTACCTAGAAAGACTCTGGTTACCTATGCAAAAGTTGTATCATATTTAGGTGAAAAATCAGAAGAGGCGTTTAGACTTTCTGTATATGAAAAAACAAAGAGTGATCTAATTAAAAAATATAAAAAAGAAAATAATGGATTAGATCCTCAAGGACAAGACCTTGAAGATATAATGCATGATGCTGTTAGAGAAGCTAGGGAGGTTATTGACTTTAATCAAGGTGGAGAATATGCAAAAAATATAGATGCTGTTATGCCATACTTTAATGCAGGTATGCAAGGCCTTAGAAGAACTAGGGAATACGCTACAAAAAATCCTTACGGATTTGCAAGCAATATGATTCAAGGATCTATAATGTCTGCTGGAATAGCTGCATACTCTATATCTGTATTACTACAACGTGCTTGTGCTGAAGCAGAAGATGAAGATGATTGTAACAAAAAAATGATGGATGCTATAAACTCTATACCAGAATACGAAAAAGCTAACTATCATATAATATTTACTGGAGAAAAAGATGAGAACGGAGAGTATAAATATAAAAGAATTAAAAAACTTCCTGGGCTTTCAGTAATTACTACATTTGCAGAACAGATGATTACAAAATTCTTTTTTAGTTCTAGGGGTGTAGATTACGATGTAAATAATGATATTTTTTGGAATACAGTTAAATCATCAGTTCCATTCTATCCAGAAAACGTTTTAGGTAAAAACCCATTGGTTGCTGCTGGAATAGCTTACGGATTAAACTATGATACATTTAGAGGAGAGAAAATATTTAAACAACAAAGGGGATGGGAAAATAGGGTAATAAGTCCAGAGTATGAAGGTATAAATGATGATAATGTAAATAGCTTATTTAAAACTATAGCACCTATATTTGGAATGTCTCCTATAAGAACTCAAGCGATGGTTGAAAAAATAATTACATCTGAATCTACAAATCCTACATTATCTATACTGTATGCTGTTGCTAATGGAATGTTTGATGATAAGACTGATATGGGAGAAGCTTTTTCTATCGCAACGGATGAATTTATCAAAAATACAAGCAGAAAATTAGTTAGATCTACTAATAAAAATCTTCTTGATAAAAAAGAACAAGACAGGATAGCTGAAATGTTAATAGAAGAAAATGATGAGGAGTATTATAATACTACAAAAACTTATGATGATATAAAGGATATATATGACTCTGGAAAAGAATTAAATGTTGGAGAACTTTTAGATATGATTGATGAAAGGTTTAAACCAGTTACTAAATCAGAATTAGATTCGTATTATAATAAATATAATAACTACATAAATAATATGAGTTTAGATAGAAGACTGTTAAACATAGTATTCGAAAATAAACCTAAACTGCAAGCTCTTTATATGTACGAGAGATATGGGGCAAGTTTAGATGACGAAGAACTAGATGAATTAAATACTATTATGAAACAGACAAACTCTAGAATATCTAAAACTGCGCTGATATATTATAATGAAAACTTCAAAAACAAATAAAAAAAGGGCCATTAGGCCCTTTCTTAGTTAAAGAAGAACGGTTTAATGTTCTTCCTGTCTGAGTGCATGTCTACGTTCTGCATCACGAATCCAGACCTACCTTTCTTGAAGTTAGTCTGAACCCACTGTGATGATGGGCTGAACGCAGGAAAGTTAAAGTAGTCAAACTCATCTGACGTACACATATCGAACAGGCACTGGTGGGAGTCACCCTTGCTGAACTCTATGTACTTACACTCGTTTAATAGGTTGTTGTGTCTTATGTACTGAGAGATCTTCTCAGATGTCCTTGGATCTAGCATAGGCTTAAATCCAAACTTAAGGTTCTTGTCGTCCTTTCCATGAGTGATTATGAAACAGTGGTCACCCATCACGTAGTGCGATATAAACTTGTTGTAGTTGTTAATAGAAACGTTATCGTACTTACAGTCAACAATACTCTTGAACGCAGAGTTAACTACATACCCAAATGAACCAGCATGGTTATCGTTGCATATGTTGTTACAAGTTACGTACTTGTAGTGGTTCGATAGTGCATCAACAAGCCTTAGCTTTGCTCTGAGTCCAACATCAAACGCCTCTTGGTTAGACATGTTCTGAGGTAGCTTATGGCCTCCTCTGGTAGTCTCACCGTTCCATCCATCCATGAAGTCACCAAGCTCATCTATAACAAGTATGTTAGATGACTTGTTCTCAAGGACAAAATTAACCATGATATCTATCCTAGACATTAGAGTTTCCTCATTCCAGTCCATTGGATAGAGAGACATTCCATTTCCGTGTGCGTCCATACCTATATGAACGTCAGTCCATATAAGTCTATCGAATGACCTTGATTTAGGAATACCAATTTTTGGTACTTCTTGATACTCAGACATACACGAGTCTATGACAGACTGGAAGTCTATATCCTTAGTGCCATGCCAGGGGTTCTTTACAAATAACGATGCACCCTTTGTCTTTAGCCAAAGATGTGGCACGTTCTCGTAGTTAACCTCAACAGACTCAGAGGCATTTACTATACCTTCATCAACCTTTTCTAGTTTAGATGTAATATAGTCGCTAACGCTTCTTCTTATTACGTCTGAGTATTGTGTTCCTAAATGCTCACACGCACGTCTGGTGGCTTCTGATTTTGTTATTGTGCTTTCTCTATATAGTTTTAGAGCTAACTCATAAAGTTGTTTCCTCATGGTAGGACTTTTGTATTTCACTCAACATCTTCTTGAGTTTAATAACTGTATCGTTTACAGCCTTTTGATCCATGTCGATCATTGCCTCATAGAGATCTGAACCGAGCTCGTGGAACTCGTTCATGGTTGAGTTTACATATGTAACTAGGTTAGTGTTCATTACCTTCTGTTTTACCAAAGGTATTACTTTTTATCAAGCTGTGCAATCTTTTCTTCTAATTCTTTGATCTTGACTTGATTATTTTCTTTCTTGTAATACTTAAGACATGTCTTTAAGGTCTTTCTTAACTTTATTAGCTTCATATATGTTAGTACTAAATTTATAATCTATTATCTCGTAACTGTACATCCAGTTATCAAAATTTTTAAACTTAACTTCATTCCTTAACAGCATCCTTAGCTGACTTCTTAGGCTTTCCCGTGGAATTTCTTTTTGTTCGTTTAGAATCATCGGGCAGAGTTCCTTCCTTATTTTCCTCACCTCCTTCTTGTTTCTCATTGTTACTACTATCGTCACTATGTACACTGCCTTCTTCATACGGATCTATAAATTCTGATGCTACCCACTGTCTAAATGATATTCCTCCTATAACCTGTTGATCTGCTATAGCTGTAATTCTTTTTATATACTCCTCATCTGAGATATTTCCAAACGCTCCACGTTCATAGAACTTAGAGTCTGCGATTCTTATCTCACTGAGCAATAGGTTTGCCTTCATCTTTAATGAATGTCTGAACACGTTTGTATCTCTTAGGTCCTCGATAAAGTCTGCGAGTACTGGAAGTATAATAGCCAGTGCTAAATACTTCTGTGATGTTGTTGGTTTCTTCATAACTGTTCTTTTAAATATAAATCAATAACTGTTTTTGTTTTCTCTAGGTCTTCCTTTAACTGACCCTTCTTCCTGCAACGAACGATTCGTTTAACAATATCAAACTCGTACGCATTGAGCTCGTGATCAACAGCAAACTTATACAGTGATCCGTTGCTGTTATCATAATGCTCTGGATGAGATATGTTTGTGTAGTACTCGTAGTGTGTTATCTTAGGATTTGCTTCCTCCTTTGCTATAGCTTTCATAAAACTCTATTTCATTTAAATTTAAATCATTCCATTCGTAAACTGGTGTGAGCGCATAATCTTCTTCACACTCATAGTATGGCTCGTCCTTTCTTCCAAGTTTTGTAAACCTGTTATTATGTACTATTTCTGACATCTCTTTTATTATCTTAGATACCCTTTTATATTGTATCCCAGTTTCAAATACTATGTCATCCATAGTTACTCCGCTTATAGTTAAGTTATAAACGTTCATCTTATCTTTCAGTGGTATCTCCGTCATGTACAAATACTTTAATTCCGTGATTCTTTAGTTCCTTTATTCTAAACTCCTGTAGTTTACTAGGCTTCTTACCCTTCTGCTTTACCTCATAGAATACTGCACCGCAGCCTTTTGGAAAGGCTACGATGTCTGGTATTCCGTTCTTATTGGTTACAGATAATTTTATTACGTAGAAGCCATTGCGTTCAAGCTCATCGATTAGCGACTTCTGGACTTTTGATTCTATCATCGAATATCACGTTACACATATGTAGATGGTCAATCAATCTACTCTGGTCGGCTAATTTAACAAAATTCAAATCACCATCCAAAACTTTTGCAGATAAAATTATAATCTTACCATCATTTAGTTCGTAACGATCAACCAGAATGTTGTGCATCTTAGGTATCTCAAGATCGAACTGCTTGATGAGGAGCTGAACGTTTGGGTCAGTCAGTATCTTTTTCATATAGTTTCTTTAAATCTTTTTGCAATCTTTCTAAGAATGTATCGTCACCATCGTCACCAGATAGTAGCCAGTCTATTCTGTGCATATATATTCCAGCCATCCTAATTATTTCAACTCCTAGTTTAAACTGTGTCAACACCTCGTCTGGATACTTATAATGGAACTTATCCTCTGGATACTTATCATACCAGTCGCTATCACGCCAGCTCATTTCCTTTAGTTCTTCTTCAGAATATGGCTTGCCACTTTTTTCTATTTCTCTTTCAATCATCTCAGCAACATCTTCCATACTATATTGCCTGTATTCAAAATATCCTCCACTCATATGTTCTCTAGTTCTTGTTTAACTTTATTCCAGTAATTTTTTTCTTCAAAAGGTGCTAGAAAAATTAACTGTTCCGCAGTGATTAAACATTGCTTTTTAGCATCTTCAGATCCATGTAGTTTTATAGAATAATCTATCAACTCTTTTGCTTTTTCTTTAGGTTTCATATCTTATAGTCTTTCTTAAATACGTTACTAGTATACTTCTTCTTACTCTTCACTACCTTATAGATCTTGTCCTCTATACCTCCTTCAGTGAATATCCAGTACACCTTGTTGAACTTCCTGTCTATAGTAGTCATCCTATCCCTAGCCTGCCAGTAAGACACTGCGCTATGCATAATGTTATAGAAGACAAGGTAGTCAGCATTTCTTAAGGATATACCCTCACGTCCAGATACAGTTTGTAAGGCTATAACCTTATCAGTTGAGTTGAACTCGTCAATACTTGTAGTAAGATCATCTCCGTATACCTGCTTCAGTGCGTTAAGTTCTTCCTTGAACACGTAGAAGATTCCAATTTTTGATGTCGCAAAATGCGACTTAATAAACTCAGCCTTCGTTGTATCAAGTACCATAGACTTACCAGACTCAAACTTAATCGTGCCTCCACACAACTGGTGAACCTTCTGCATCAACTTGGCGGCAGTATCGCCAAGTATAACCTCGTTGTTACCTTCAACAACCCTGTCAGCAAGAAGTGTATCCATTATGTTATATGTCATAGGCTTCATCTTAATACGTATAACCTCCTCCTCTATCACTGACTCGAACCCTGCCTGCTCCTGTGTGTAGGTTGTCATTACGTGAGCAACGTCACTCATTATCTTATCCTCTATACCGAACGAGTAGTCGTTATACATGAACGCACCTATGCGCTTCTGCTTAGGCACAACATAGTCTGATGACCACTTATAGAACGTAGTGTACCTACTCCAAGGTGAGTATGCCGATACCCACATCTGGTGGTACATCTGACTGAATGACTCTGGACAAGGTGTACCAGACAGCATGATGATAGGCAGATGTCCAAACCTCTTCTTGAAGTACTTGGCTCCAGTTGATGGCTTAGGAAATGCACCATGCCTGTGTGACTCATCCATGATTACAAGATCAAAGTCTGTGCATGTTATCTTATGCATTGACTCGTTATTACATATTGTTTGCATAAAATAACTATCAAAACCAAAGTCTTTGTAGTCACTAGTGATACTGTCAATAGCCTTCTTCTTTGTAAGTAATAGAACCTTCTTAGCACCAAAAAGTCTGGCCACCTCCATAGAGGTAGCCGACTTCCCAGTTCTAACGCTCCAAGCCATATAAAGTATCTTGTACCTATTGAGTATCTCGACACCATTAATAGCTCCTTGCTTCTGATAATCTCTGAGTTCTTTCATGTTAAAACATTTTAGATTGTTCGTCATACTTCATCTCGAACTTAACCATCTTACCTAGTGCACTCCTATACGTTATAGGTCTGACGTTAAACATATACTCTCCCCAAGAGTCTAGCCACTTATAGAACTTAGTAAGCGGAAGCGACATCTTACCTCTAGGTCCGTAGTCTGGGTTCTGTTCTGTGAACGAACGATACATCTCCTGCCCTAACGTTTCAGAGCCAACCTTCGTCATGTTGTTGTACCTGTCCTTGCACCAGTCATAGAAGTCCATCGATGTCTCAGCAACAAACTTCCTCTCTCTGAGGTTCTTGAACTGTGACTTGATTAGACCCTTCTTGAGGTACATCTGTAGGTTAGCAATCATGTAGTTGTCAAACTTAGACCACTCGTGTGCATCCCACCCTGTAAACAACTGGTGGCCAAACTCGTTCTCTGGAGTGAAGTTCTTGCTGTAGTGCTGTGCGAACTCAAGTTCCCACTTCCTTCTTTCGAACGAGTTACCTGCCCCCTTGATTGCGTAGTTAGTGGTTATTACGATCTTTGGTGACCTCTCGAACGGTATATGTATCTCGTCCTTATTCTTCTTCTCAAGAGTTATTCCCTCAGTAATGATGGAGAACAGCTTCTCGAAGTCGAAGTGTCTGCTAACGTCATCAAACACCAGTAACTGAGTATCCGCTGATACCCTCTGGTATGGGAATGACTTGTTAAACGTGAACGCCTTACCATCGATAATCACGGTCTTCTTTAGGTGAGATATAGAGCTGACAAAGATACCCTTACCAGTACCACCCTCTGGATTGTCTGATATCACCTCGTCATTAATGATGACTGCTGGTGCGTAACTAGGTGGCTTGTAGCTGTGCATCAGGTATCCTGCCGTTGACTCTATAGACCTTATCCTATCGGTCTCCCCTCCCCCAATATTACTTATAAACTTCTTGTACACGCTGTCTGAGTAGTCACAGACAACAAAGTCTCTGTCGATCATTTGTTTCTCCCATATGTACCCATCTATGTCTGAGTAGTCAATTATATCGACACTGTCGAGAGTAACCTTGACAGCACAGTTCCTATAGTACAGGTACGCTGTATCCTTGTCGTCCTTAATTATATTAGGTCTAATGGTATTAAGGAATGACAGGTGGTCCTCCTTGAATAGCTTGCTCTTGTCTGCGAAGTAGTTGTATATACTCTTGTCATCCAAGTTGTACAGGTACTCATTAAGAACTGCGTCCTTGATAGTTGTGTCGTATGCGTCAGATATAATGTTGTTGCGTACCTTGACAAACACGAACGCATTACCTCCTTCAACGTGATACTTACCGTAACCCATGAACTCTAGGTACTCCTTGTACAGGTGATTGATGTGCGTGACAGAACCCTTACTGCTCTTGGACCAGAACACTGTCGGGTCGTTGGCATCTACCTCTGACGCTATGGACTGAACAACGTCAGCTGACAGTAGGTTATTCATACTAACCAACTCGTCTGTTGGTACGCCCTGCTTGGCCATAGTCTTGATAGCGTCAACCTTCGCATTGTCCTCATAGAACTTAGTGCCATGTGCTGAGGTGTTTTTATACGCACTGCGTAGAATATTGATTATCTCCTTATCCTTATCACCCTCGTCATAGCTGAGCAACACCTCTCTAGCCTCATGCTCACTGATACCGAACTCGTTTAGTGCTGACGCAAGTATGAATAGATTATTATTCTTCTGACCCTGCACCATACCGAAGTCTCGTTCCCACCACACTAGTAGTCTTCGTACTATCTCGTTTGCATTGTCTAACTTAATGGTACTCCTTGACGTACTCTTCTCAAATATCTTATACTCCTCGGTGGTTATCTCAGTGAATACCTCGCTGTTCTCGTTGACATATATGTCTGGGTCATACGACTCGAAGCACACACGACTTATGTCCTTTGTCGATGTATCGAACTGTGGCATGTCGTAGTACTTCTTCAGTGACAGGAAGTAGTTCAAGTGGTTATCTATATCTTTAGGTATTCTGACTACTACCTTTAAACCATCACCAGATGGTGATAGGAATACGGCATACGAGTACTTGTCCCTTGTCAGAAAGTGTCTGAAGTCCAGCATAACCCACTCGTCATCAAACCCATCGAAATCGATGGCAATAAACCCACTATGCTCAACGATTGAAGCCTTGGACCTCTTGGTAAATGTACCAGAGAAACATATTGCTGGAAGACCCTTCTTCAGCTCGTTTCTTTTTGCCTTGTTTTCTGGTCCTGCATACTGCCTAATCCTCTCACATAGGTCCTTTGACTTACCTATTCGTATGCGTTCAAGTGCTTTGCTTATATCAATATAGTATGGCTTATCAGTCTCTGATAATGACTTAAAGTATGTAATCATAAAAATTTTTATTAAGACCGTTAAGAAAAGCTACCCACCATTGTGATGGGTAGCCGTTGATCAATTAGAAAGGGAGGTCATCGCCATCCTCAGCAACTACTGTTGGAGCAGGAGCTACAGCATCCCCACCCTGTAGCTCTATTCTCCAAGCCTCAATAGTATTGAAGTACTTCACCTCACCCTGTGGACTTGTCCACTCCCTTCCTCGAAGGTTGAACGATACGTCAACAGACTGACCCTCCATGAAGCTGTTCAACTCATCGCACTTGGCGTTGGTTAACTGCATCATAATGTCTTGAGGATACTTGTCTGTCTCGTTAATCGTTACAACGAATTCTCTCTTGGCAAACTTATCGCTTACCTCTTTCTTTTCGCCAATCATCTTGATTGTGCCACTTAATTTGAATTGATTCATTTGTTTTTGTTTAATAAAAATTGTTTATAATTATCTGCATACTTCAATGCCATCTTGATACGTCTGTCCATGTGACGAACGTGTTCCTCTGTAAGCTCCACAGGTACAGCAGTTATTCTGATGTTGTCCTGTAGGTTGCTAGAGACGTGAAGACTATCGTCCTCGTAATCTGGGACTAAGCCCTCTGGTGTGTCTACAAGTGCGTGAAACACCACACCAAAACGCCAGTCCCGATCACCAGTTATACCCTGCAACATGTATAGATAGGTCCGAACCTGCCAAGTATATGTGCTGTTCTCTGCCTTCTTTACTGTCTTAGGGAATGTCTTCTTACTCCATGAACTCTTGGCATCCTTAACCATCTTAGTGTCCTCACACACGATGTCTGGATGACCAATAATACTGTTATAAGAAAGCTCGTAGTACTTATCTCCTTCAACTATCTTCCTATGCGATGTGAAGTACACCTCATTGTATAGCTCTATGCTTGCGTTCTCAACGTCCTCATCTCTACCCTTGCTAACCTCCTTACTGTCGAACGTTGTCCTGTACTGGTATACGTCAGCATCTACGTACTCCTCGATAAGGGTCTTCGCTCCATCTGGTAGTTCGAAGTCTCCGTTATCGTACTTCTCCTTCATGTCGAGCAACTCATCGAGCTCCCTCTCCATGTTGTCTGTTAGCTTGTACTTAGCCTTGAGCTTAGGGTCAGACTCAGTGAGAAAGTTAGCGTGTCTTGTAGACAGCTCGTTCAATCTCTCCTGCTGTTTGTCTGTTAACCCATCAGTCCCAAGGAATAGTGGTGCTATGTTATGAGTTCTGAACTGCATCCTTCAAAGATTTAAGTTGTTCTTCTGTTACTGAGTACTTAAGTAGGATATCGTCAAGCGTTCTTGAGCCCTTCTCCAGTGCCGCTATTGCCTTTGGCAACACGTCATCTGTAAGTACCTCCTTCTCTTTCTTGGCTACCTGTACTGGTCGTCCACTGAAACGTAGTGCGTCAACCTTACCCTCTGGTGATGACACCTTCTCAACACCAAGCTGAATAGGTTTACCAAGGTAGGCATCCTGCTCTACGCTGTCGAATAGTTTCTGTAGTCGTTTGAAGTTCGTTACGTTGACCACCATAGGTTTCTGGAACTCTTTGAGCTTGGCGAATACCTTTCGCTCCTTGCCCATCTGTCCTACCATCTCGTCAACGAAGAACTTGTCTACTGTTACAACAACTGAGTTGTAACCCTTCTTCTGGTCGTTCCATAAATCGACAGCTCCTAGATACTTGTCGCTGTCCTTGAAGTTTTGTCTCCAATGCATAATAAATTTAATTTGAGTTGAGTTAAAGGCGACTTGATACCCCTCGCCATTTAGGGCTACAAAGATGAAGAAATTTTTTCAATCCTCATCTCATAATCTTCATATTTTTTTTTCAGTCTTTCGTAAGTGCTTAGCAACCTGTCTACTAGCTCTTCGTTCTCGTTGAATCTCGCCCTCTCTACTAGATACGCTACCTTGTGCGCCCTTGTCTTATATACGTGGGCACACATGGTAAACGCACCTATCAACCATCCATCGTTCACAAAAACATCTACAATTTCTTCTGGAACATCCTCATAGTGGTCCGAGTTAGTCATTACATTCTTCAGCTCGAACCTGCCATCCTTAAAACGTTCTATCTTGCACCCGTGGTCTATGTAGTACTGAGACTTCATTGTCTCGTACAGACTTATGTGTGGGTCTCTATCAATCTCTTCCCATGCCTTCATAATTTCTAATTTTTTGGTTTATTTACTCCTCTTCTCTGTCGTCCCCTTCATGCTCCCAGTAGTGGTCGCATACTGCACCATTACTTGTGTCTACGTAAGGTGCTTCAAAGAAGTATGCCTGTCTGTACTCAGATGGCATCGCCTTGTACCTGTAGCAGGTCTTCTTTAGTGGACAATTGCCACCGTCACACATTGTTATATCTGCCATATTACTTGTTTTTATTGAGCAGTGTATCGCTCATGTTTTTTAATAACCTAATGTAGCTGTCATCCTCAGCATACGACTTACCTAACGCCTTGTAGTACTGCTCCTCTGTCTTGTACTTACGCATGAACGCTGACTGGAATAGTGCGTAGTCCTGCACGGATGCCCTCCAGTCCCTGTACTCAGCGTGACCCTTGTACTCTCCTGTTGCCGTTGTAGGTCTCTGCTTGGCTACCTTCATACCGAACAGGTTGTTGCCACATACAAAGATGTCAGATGAGAACCTTCCAGACTCCAGTAGTGCCTGCCTGTACACGATGTCTGGAAACTTTATTCCGCACTCCACGATGGAGTTGTACAAACGTTCTGGCGTGAACACGTCAGAGTCGTGCACCACCACTCTTTCTTTCACACTCACCACCTTGGTTGGCTTTGTGCTTTTCATGTACAGCAGGAAGATAACTACTCCTGCTATAATCATCAACAGAGAACCCTTTACTCTGTAGTACTTGAAATTCTTTTTGTAGTATAACATATCAATTAATTTTAATTAGACAAAAAATCTGGAGGGAACCACCCCTCCAGACTTACTTAACCAAACATGTAACCACCACGAAACATGTGTAGTCAGATGGGGACTCGAACCCTAAAGCAACCATACGTCTCCATGACCACCACAAGTGTCTGGCATCAACGGACTTCTGGACTCGGCTACCATGCCTCATTACGCCATCTGACTATTTACTATTTCTCAAATGTATTATTCTTTATACTAATATCAAAGTTTTTAGTATAAATTAACATATTCTCCCTGTTCAACGATGAGTAACCATTGACAGTTATACCTATTGTATTCATGTACAAGGCAGTGTCATTGAGCATGTCTCCACTAACGTTTGGTATGTACTCAGTCTCATCGTTTACCCAGTCACGTAGCATTATTAAATCAGTCCCTATATAGACCATCATTATAGGTCTGAACTCCTCAAGTTTTATATCTACAAATTTCATTGATTAGTTTTTGAGCGTTAGCAAAATCATTTATAACTATCTCTGGCTCAGTGTTGAAGAACCTAATGCTCCATTTGTCTCCCTCATCGCTTGAACTTGATATGAACGACAACCCATTCGCAATGTCAAGCGTGTAGTAGTGGTAGGCGTTACTTCCACTCTCTTCTTTTGATACGTAATTCTTCTCGAATCCCAGCATCTTTATCTCCTTCTCTGTCATGGCATATAGGCTACAAACAACATCATGGCTGCTCCGATAACTAGTACCACGAGCCACATAAAATCTCCTTCATTCTTCATATCAGTCTAGTATTAGTCCGTGTTCATTCTTAAATTCGTGTAGCTTGTCTCTTAGCTTTTCTAGTGACAGATACACGTCTCCAGTTATTTTATCGTTGTACTTCAGCTCAGACCTCAAGTGTTGGTCTAAGTCCCATACAACCATCTTCCATTTCCATCCGTTGATCGCTGACTCCATCTCTTCTCTATCTTCGTTGGAGTCGTACTCTAGTCTTATCTTTGCCATATTATTATGTTTTAGATTGTTTAATAAAAAATTCTATTATTTCTTTTAGTTCTTCACCAGTTAGTACTTCTTGTACAACTTGACCTACTTTATCTACCTTTTCTCCGTAGTATGAACTATATAATTCACAAAATTCTTCGTCTGTCATCTTATTCTGATTTAAAGGTTTCGTTGTAGTATTTTTCACTTGTTTCTCTTGGGAATATACTATTATCTTTTATTATCTCTGCACACCCTACACAATAACTTTCAATTATCTGCTCCTTCTCCATTGCTTTGGCTTGGTCAATAATATCCATTTCTTGTTTAGTTGCACATATTTGTAATTCTTCAACCAACCATTCTACGGCTGTCAACTGTTTTTCCATTCTTTCCATGTGTCGAAATCTTTAAGTTTTTCTAAATATTCTTTTTCTTTTTCCTTGGCTTTATCAATTGAGTTACTTAAAAAAGTATCCATATGCTTCTTACCAATTAATTCTTCTAACCACTCAACAGGTGTTAATTCCATATTTATTTATTTTTTAAGTCTCCAAACTTAATCTCGAAGTACTCGTTCGCCCAGTCCTCTGCGCTGTGTTCAAACCCTGCCTCCATACTCGCATCGTAGTGAGCACCTATAATGGTGGCCCGTTCCTTCTCGTAGTATACCTGCATGTAGTGTGTCTTGAACGACTCAAGACTTAATCCTGCATCGAGCCACATATCTATATGTAGCATCAGTTCTCTCATTGGTGTTGACATATGTTTAAAGTATGACGATAAGTGACAGCACCTATCTTGTTGATTATTAATTAGTTAACTACGTTTAGTGACGCTGTGACGACACGAGCGTCAAAAAATAAATATTTTTTTTCGGCTAAGATAATACTTCTTTACTTCTCTCTATATATATTTTTTTATTTTTTTTCTGAGTATAGTAACATCTCAGCACTAAAAAGAGATAAAGTATTGATAATAAAGGATTTAAGCCCAAAAAATTGCGTCATTTTTCCGTCATTTTGCGTCACAAAATAGTGAATCTTGACACAGAAGATGAGTGTGAAGCACAGAATCAGTTCAGACAGATGTCTTCAATTGCTATCATTACACCTGTATCTCTGATTGGTGAGTAGTGCGTTATAGTGAACGACCTAACACCAAGTTCGAGGAGCTGAGATGCTATCTCCATTAATCGCTCCTCGTCTGTGTTCCCGAACAAAACATTTAGTACCCACTCTTCGGGTACTCCGTAAGGTATTATTACTGCTTGGTACATAATAATTAGTTTTAATATCCGTGTCTTTCTATAAATCTAATGAACTTCTCAATTATAAACAAAGATACGAAACATACAAAAAATATTTTAAGAACTATTGTCATACGATTATCTCCTTTCCGTTAGTTAAATCAAAATAAGCTAGCTGATTGTTATCCTTAGCATACTCCCTCGCATACGTCTCATTGTCGAATACTATGCTTATGTCTAGGTATAACTTCTTGTCGTGTATCCATCCGCCCAAGTTGTAGTCAACTAGCGACAACTCAAATCCGTGCTCGCTTACATACTTGCGTACAAACGAATTGACTAGCATAGTCTGTGTTACCTTGTTGCCAAACAAATCAATCGTGTCCTCGTATCCTTGCATGCTTACTGCGTATCCAGTTGTAGGATTTGCGCCCAGTACTAGGTTGAATGTTGCTCCGCCATTTTCCAAAACAGCATCGCAGAAGTCTAATAAATTTTTCATGTCGTTTAATTTTATTCAGTTATTACATATATACTCAAATCATTCCTATCTTGTAACACGTACATGTACTCATTCGTTTCCTTGTGGAAGAATGTACCTATCACATCGTACTCACCCGTTATAGTGTATCCGCTAATGGTTAGGTGACTATTTAAAACTATTGTTCTCATAATACGTTTTCTATTTTAGTTAAGTAATAGTCATACCATTCGTTGAAACGGTCTTGTATTTCTTCGGTATAATTTTCTCCGTCATACATGTCGTCTTCACATAGACAAATGTCTCCCGATTCGTATAACGTTCTGTCGTGTGCTAACTCGCTCGCTAGTTCTAAAATTTGTTCTGTTCTCATGGCATTTGGTTTTTAATTTCGGTTAATATATGGTCTATCAAATCGTACTCGTACTGAGTAACGTTTCCGCTGTAATATAGCGCATCTGTTATGCTTTGAATAGCATGGTCTATGTCGAATCCATTCGCTAGACTTATTTTAATTTCTACATTCATGGTGATTTATTTTAATTTGGTTTGTAATTCAAACATACGTTCAAGCCATCCGTTATACTTAACTTCATCTGTGTCTTCAGTGACGATTACTTGGTGAGATTCCTCTAAATCGTTTGACCACATAACATCAAAACATTTCTGCATCTCAGAGATGATGATGTCGATTTCTTTTTTGATTTCTTCTGTTCTCATGGTGATTTAATTAAAACGGTTAATATAATTTCTCATTGTCCTTCCCAATCCTATTAGGATTAATCTTTGGTGATTACTCATAACTTATAAGCTTTAGATTTCAACATAAATAATGCACCAAGTACGTACATTATACCTGACTCTTCGATACCTTGTGCCGAACAGACGATACCCATGGCAATCATGCCGATGGATATCAGAAACATTCTCTTGTTCATATCTTCCTTTCTTTAAATATTAAATACTCTCCTTTCTTTATTCTTAATGCGAAGATGTGGTACACATATATGCCCCATTCAACTACGTATGGATTGCTTCCCTTGAAGTATATTTGTTCGTATCCATAACTCTTTAGCGCATCAACTTTATTCTTAGCTGATACGCTGTTTGCTACTATTGTCGACATGATTTCTATTTATTAAACATTGATAACTTAAATCTATACAAATGCTCCTCTTCGTATCTCAATAGATAACTAGCAACATCCTTTTCTACATTGATTCTCCCGTGAATAGGGTGATCGATTTCGTCTATGTTCATGTTGACTACTCTTGTCAACTGCTCTACGATTGTTAGCTTTCTTGCGTTACCTTCTACCTTTGAGAATCCTACGCTTGTGTGAATTTGTCCGTTCATGATTTCTAGTTTTTAATTCGTTAATAATTACCCTTGTCCTGTGTAGAACGAATGCGCATGTCCCGTTGCTAACATTACGATTGTTAACACTACAGATGTAGTTAATATAGCTAAATAAACTACGTCTAAAATTCTCTCGATTGCTCTCATGGTGATTGTTTTTATTTGGTTAATGAATAACGTGCCGTCTCGCCTTGATAGATAATTCACGTTTGTTTGGTTAATTAATTTTTGTATGTGTTCAATAGTTATATTGCAATACCTAACGTTTGCGCACCCATTTACTTATACGTTTACTTCCAATTAGTTACTCTTCGCTTAGTAGTTCTAACTAATACATCGTTTACGAAGAATCCGATAATTTCGAATTGACCTTCAATCTTGATTACTTTACTCATGGTGATTGGTTTTTGTTTGGTTAATAATGTTTCGTCCTTTTGGACTCATCAGATGTGGCACACACCACATGACATGGGGCATTGGCTTGCAGAACTTCTCAGCCCCGTGCCCCTATCGGATGTCCTTTAATTTGGTTTGTTGGATGTAAACCCATGCGTGAAAGTTTACCATTTAATCTTAGCTTGTACCGATGTCACATCGGGGAGCTTTGTTTGTCCCTTGGAACTTTACCTAAGGAAACGCATGTTACAAGATGTCAAAGAACTGTGTTGTTTCTAGTATAATGCAGATGCTTTGAAAAAGTAACACACTACCTAAAATTTTTTTTTCAACCCCTCCCCTCTTGCCGTCTCAGCCACATCTCGTTTGATGTTCTGAAGATATAATGTAAAAGGAAACAAAAAGTAACACGACAAGTAACAACACAAGTGAAAATAATTCGTAACTCGTTGATAATCAGCGAGAAAAAAATGAAAAAAAATTTACGCTAAATGTGTTACTCAAGATATTTTGGTCTGTTGGTCGGGTGATAGTTGTGATTTCCTGTCTGAAAGTATGCGCTAAAAAAATAAACCTTTGCCGACACGTGACAATAAATCACGTATTGAATGTATGTACGTATGCGTGTATGCGTGCGTGTGCGTATGCGTATGTGCGTGCGTGCGTGCGTAGATGTATACAGATGTAGTATATACCTAGGTAAGTATATCTATATGTATATATGTATGTGTAGTATATACCACGGTAGATATATTGTTATGTATATATGTATGTATACCTATCTGCATGGGTACATTTACACATGGGATAAATGTATGCGTGTATGTATGTGTGCCATGCATCAAGGTCACCATGAATGTGTGCGATGTATGTATGTATATATGTAAGGGTATGCCTACCTGCTAGGCAAAAAGCTGAAAAGTTCAGAGAAATCTATAGAAATGGATACCCCCATGCTCATTTTGAACTCGTTTCCTTTATCGTATGTTCACGTGAAATTGTATATATTACCCCCCACCCCAGAATATGCGACTAATTTTTTAACTTTGCTATATGAAAAGTTTGAAGCC